GTAAAAGTAAGTGAAAATTACGCGTTGTGTAGATGTGGTCAATCCAAGAATCAACCAATGTGTGATGGAACACATAAATCATGTAATTTTAAAGGATAAAAATATGTACTATCAAGCAATCGTAGCATTTGAAACTGGAGTTATGGATAACGAAGGAAATGCTAAAGTTAAAAAATTTAAATATGTCGTAGAAGCCGAATCTCTTTTTGAGGTTAATAAAAGGTTAGCTTCATACTTGTCGGAAGACACTAGAGACTCCGAGGTAGTTTCAATAGCTAAGGCCCCTTTTGAGGACTTTCTACACCCACAACTAACACCTAAATATTATAATTTATAAAATGGGTTACAAAAAAACTTTAGAGAATATAAAATCTTTAGCTGGTGAAAATTATGAAGAAGGTAAGGAAGAAGCTTTATATAGGCACTTAGGTCTTGACGAGGATACGGTTAATAAACTAGAACAACATAGTTTAGATATGGCTAAAGAAGAGATTAAAGTAAAAGTTAGGTATGTCAATAAAAGTGATAATGAGGATTTGAGTTATAAATTTGTTGATGACAGTGGTTTTGATTTAAGAGCTAATCTTAGTAGCAGTCTACTAATTAAACCTAGAGAAATAATGTTGATTCCGACAGGTCTTTATTTTGAGTTACCTGAAAGTATGGAGATTCAGGTAAGACCTAGGTCCGGATTGGCAGCAAAAAATGGTATTACTGTACTTAATACTCCAGGTACGGTAGATAGAGGTTATAGTGGTGAAATTAAGGTGATATTAATAAACTTAGGTAAAGATACTTTTAAAGTTAATCATGGAGATAGAATCGCTCAAGCTGTAATTTCACCCGTAATATCTGGTAGATGGGCAAAACTAATAAAAGTTGCTTCACTAGATAATACCGATAGAGGTGATGGTGGATTCGGCAGTACAGGAATTAAATAATTATGTCATTAAGTGTAGTTTTTAGTACAAAAAAAATAGATTTAGATTTTATAGAAATTATAAAATCTACTTCTGGTGTTCATAAAATTGAGGTTTTGCCTTATGAGAACCCGGGAAAATATTCTTTAACTGAAGTTTATAACATGGGTATTGAAAAAGCAACAAACGATATTATAGTTTTTTGTCATGATGACATAAAGTTCGACACTAAAAACTGGGGTAGAAAATTACTGAACCAATTTAAAAGACATCCTAATTTTGGTATTATTGGTGTTGCTGGAAGTCGGTATATGCCATCATCTGGAAAATGGTGGGAGGACTTTTCTAAAATGCATGGAGCTGTATATCATGAACATGAAGGTAAAAGGTGGTTATCAAGATACTCTAAAGATATTGGTAATTCGTTGGATGAGGTTATCTTGGTTGATGGTTTATTTTTTGGTATTCATAAGGATAGAATTTTAAAACCTTTTAATGAGGAGGTGGATGGTTTTCACTTCTATGATGTAGATTTTTCTTTTTCTAACCATTTAGCTGGTGTTAAAGTGGGGGTTTGTACTGATATAAAAATAACACACTTGTCTATTGGTATGACTAATGATGAATGGGAGAAAAATAGGGTTATTTTTTCCGAAAGATATGAAGATTCGTTACCGTTAAAGATAAATCGAATAATAAGAAAAAATGAAAAGTTAAATATTTTAATAGGGTGTTTAAACTTTAATGATTATACTGGTTCAGAGTTACATATATATGAGTTAGCTAAAGGTTTAAAAAAATTAGGACACAACATTAGTATATGTTCTAATGTGGGTGGTGATATGGAGAAAAAAGTAAAATCTTTAGGTATTGACACTTTTTCTCTTCAAGAGCCTCCTGGATTTAAGCTTGGTGATGGAAAAACTAAAATTAACACACCCGAAGGAGTTAGAGTGCCGGAAAAAGGTCAGTTATATCAGATGGCTCATGTAAAATTTGACTTACTTCATTTACACCATAAACCAATAACCGAACACCTACTAAAGTTGTACCCAACAACACCAACTGTTTGTACCATTCATTCTGAAGTTATTGAACTGGAACATCCGGTTTTAGACAATAGAATTAAAAAATATATTTGTATACGACCTGAAATACAAGAATTTATAAACTCGAATTTTGATATTGATATTGATAAGACGAATGTAATTTATAACCCTTTTGATTCTAATAGATTTAAACCTTACCCTAAACCTAAGGTTGATAAGGAAAGAGTACTTTTTGTGGGCACTATAGATTATCTTCGCCAACAATCTATAGAAGATTTAATTGAAAAAACAAAGCTGGCAAACCAAGAACTGTGGATTGTGGGTAAAAAAAGAGTGGATTTTTTAGATGATATTAATGACGAACATGTTAAATATTTTGACCCTACTTGGAATGTTGAGTCTTATATAAAGCAATGTCATTACACAGCTGGAATTTTATTAGGTAGAACTACTATTGAGGGTTGGTTATGTAATCGTCCTGGTTGGATATATGATGTCGATTCTGGTGGAGCTATAAATGATATAACTTTGCATGAAGTCCCTAAAGATATCGTTAAGTTTCACTCCCCTAATATAATAAATCAAATAGTATCAACATACGAAGAAATATTATAATATGAAACTATTAATTAAATTTCCTACTAGGGTTAGAGTTAGAAAATTCTTAAATGTTTTAAGTACGTATGTTAGGTTATTAGATGATAAATCAACACCTATAATTGTTTCTTGTGATACCGACGATTATTCCATGAAAGAAGAGTTTGTTACGGAAGTAATCGGTCAATATAAAAATGTTATAGTACAATTTAATAATAACAATACTAAAATAGAAGCAATTAATCATAATATGGACACTTTTGATTTTGATATTGTGTTATTAGCTTCAGATGATATGGTTCCTCGTATTAAAGGTTTTGATAAGATTATAAAAGAAAAAATGATGACTAATTATCCAGACACTGATGGTGTATTGTGGTTTAATGATGGTTATAAAGGTGATAAATTAAATACTTTATGTATTTTAGGTAAAAAGTATTTTGATAGGTTTGGTTATATTTACAATCCTGAATACAAATCTGTCTGGTGTGATAATGAATTTATGGATGTGTCTAAGTTATTAGATAAAGTTACGTATTTTAATGATGTTATTATAAGGCATGAACATCCTGATTGGGGTTTTGGTTCTAACGATTCTATACACATGACTAATGTAAAAAATGAAAGTAGTGATAGACTTACCTATGAAAGAAGAAAACAGCAAAATTTTGGATTATGAATCAAATATGTACAGTATCAGATATAAACTATCTAACAAAAGGATTAACATTATACGAATCCTTACTTAAAAATACAAATAACTTTGTTTTACATTACTTGTGTATTGATGATAAAACCTACAATAAGATTGTTAGATTTGAGTCTAGTACTTTAAAAGTATACAATCTTAAAGACCTATTACTTAATGATGAATCACTTAACAAACTAAAAACTTCACAGTATAATTATTTTTGTTGGTCTCTATCTTCATATTTTAGTAATTTTCTTTTACACAAATTAAATAAAGATATAACCTATATTGATAGTGATATCTATTTTCATCAAAGTTTAGATATTATTTTAGATGAAATTGGTGATAGGGATGTTGGTATTTTTAGACATAGACAATTCCCTATGGAGTCATATAGACCTGAGGGTTTGTTTAATGTTGGGGTGGTACATTTTAAATGTAGTGATTTAGGTATTAAAACTTCTGATTGGTGGAAAGATTCTGTTTTACATAAAAAACATCCAGAATATGCTACTTGTGGTGACCAAAAATATTTAGATTATTTTCCTATACTATGCCCAAAAGAGTCTATATACATTGATGTTAATATTGGTCATGGAGCTCCTTGGATGTGGCAATTATATAACTTCATAGATAAAGATACTATTATGTGGGGGGATTTAAAACAAAAATTAATTTTTACACACTTTTCACAGTTTGAGTATGACAAAGAAACTTACGTACCTTCTACTATGCATCACATATACACACCTTTAAATATGTACAAAGAAATTAAAGAATTAAAAGAAATATATGATGAGTATTACTATAATTTAAAAGTAACAGAAAAAAAATACGAATGATTAAAACTATACATAGACATACATTTAGAGAAGATTTATTAATTAAGGGTGGTTATGTTTTAGATTTGGGGTGTAGTGACTTTATTTTTACTAGATATATGTTAAAAAATGAGATGAAAGTAATTTCTTTAGACCCACGTAAAAACATTTATGTGTTCGAAGATTTACTCACCAACCCTAATTTTACCTTTTTAGAAAAAGCTTGTGTTGGGGTAAAGAATGGTGATACCGCACCCTACCATACCTATCAACATTGGGGGTCAAACTCTTTAATAAACACACCAGAAATGTTATCTAACGAAACTAATTTAGGTCATTCTAAAAATCCATTTAAAGAAACTTACAATGTGAAAGTAACTACAATAGCTGAAATAATGTCCGAGTTTAATATAGATAAATTTGAATTGATAAAAATGGATGTTGAGGGTATGGAATATGAAATTTTAAGTAATTTACCTGATAATTGTTCTAAACAAATATCTATAGAATTTCATGACTTTTTATCTTTAAACCCCTCCGATGATATTGAAGAATATCATATAGATTTACTTAAGAATAACCTCTCAACATATAAAGTTGAGTATGAGGATAAGTCACCTCTTAATGGGTTTAAAAATACCTTTCAGAGAGATGACGTATTATATATAGAAAAATAATTATGAAAATAGCGTTTGGAATGATTGTGTTCGAGGGTGATTACGTTCTTAAACAATGTTTAGAACAAGTCTACCCTTTTGCAGAACAAATATTAATTGCTGAAGGCCCAGTATCTTATTGGCAAAGACAAGGTCGTACAACCTCGTTAGATGGTACCAACAAAATTTTAGATGAGTTTCCTGACCCAGATAATAAAATTAAAGTAGTGCATGGTCAGTTTAATGAAAAAGATGACCAGTGTAAGGCATATATGAAACACATAAATGATGATATAGATTATATATGGAATTTAGATTCTGATGAAATATATAAAACGGAAGATTTAAAAAAGATAATAAATTTTTTAAAGACTGAATTACCTACAAGTGTTGGTGTTAGAAGTTGTTCTTTCTATGGTGGATTTGACGATTACCTAACTGGTTTTGAATTAAATAGGGATAATTTTTTAAGAATTTTTAGGTACACTAAAGGTTCTACTTGGTTGACTCATAGACCACCAACTATTCAATACCCACCTAATTCAAATATAATTAGAAAACATATAGATAGTGAGACCCTTTATAATAAATTGGGTGTTCAAATGTATCACTATTCGTATACCTTTCCTGACCAAGTCTATAAAAAGGTAAATTATTATAAAGATAGTGTTAGTAAAGATAATTGTATTGACAACTATTTCGACAGAGTTTACATACCTTGGTTAAGTGGTAATCGTGAATCTGTAGAAAAAGAGTTTTTAGGTGTGCATGAATTTAAGCCTCATTCTCGTGGAGAATGTTTTACACAACCATTTATTTTATCACATCCAGAATCTATACTTAAAGATATGCCAGAACTTAAAAATAAATTTGCCACACAATTAAAAAAATATATTAATGTTAAGTAACGAAGAAGGTAACCAACTAATAAAAAAATATTTAAGTGAAAATAAAATTTTTACTGTAGGTAGGGTTGGTTCTTCGGAAATAATAGCGTCTAATTCTTTTGATGGTGGACAGGAAATATCTCGAGGTATTATAAGTATGTTACAAAATAATGCTGGGGTATATGGAAATTCAATAGAAGATTTCTGTAAAGAGTATCTGGAAGGGATAAAGTGTTGTGACATTCAAGTATATTGGGCTATAGAAGGCATAAAAGCCTCTCAAAATAATCTTTTTGGTAAGTATTGTTCGGAATCCACAATCGTTGATAGTAGAACTGTCGAACCTTTTTATTTTGAGGATTCTTGGGCTAGTGCATTACAAAACAAAAAAGTTTTGGTCGTTAGTCCTTTTGCTGAATCCATAAAGACCCAATACGAAAAAAGATTGTTAATTTGGCCTAATAAATTATTACCTGAGTTTAATTTAATACCTTATAAAGCTGTACAATCTATAGGTGGAATAGGTCCTCACTCTTCTTGGTTTGAGTCATTAAATATTATGAAAGAAGAAATTAGTGAATTAGACTTTGATGTTGCTTTATTGGGTTGTGGTGGTTATGGAATGCCTTTAATGTCTCACATAAAAAATACGTTAAATAAATCCGCTATATATGTAGGGGGTGGTTTACAAATATTATTTGGGGTTAAAGGACGGAGATGGGATGCTCACCCAGAAATAAGTAGTTTTTACAATGAACATTGGGTTAGGCCTAATGATAATGAAAAACCAAAAGGGATGTCTCTTATGAATAACGAGCCTTCCACTTATTGGTAAATAATTTAATAGTTTTTATGATACCAGTAATTTTAATACATAAAGGATACCAAGACTATCTTGGTTGTGCGATTAATCAAGCACTTAAAAATAATCCGGTACATCTAATAGGTGATACTATCCCACCTATAACACACGAAAACTTTAAGTTTGAAAACTTAAATGAGTATTGTTTAGAATGCGATGAATTTAGGTCTATTTACGAACATTTAAATACCACTCCTGTTGAGTATGAGATTTTTTGTTATCAAAGATGGTTTATATTAAAAAATTACATGGAAAAACAAAATTTAGATAAAATATTTTATATTGACTCTGACGTTTTGCTTTTTGTAAATATAACAGAAGAGTGGAAACATTTTGACCAATATATTTTAACTTTAGCACATAGAAGTGCTGGGACAAATTCATTTATCACACTAGAAGGGGTTACTAGTTTTTGTAATTTTTTAATGGACACTTATAAAAATAAAAACTCTTATAATTACAAAAAAATTGCTTCACACTATAATATAAGAAGGGAATTTGGTTTACCTGGTGGTGTGTGTGATATGACATTTCTAGAATTTTTCCATTATTGTGCTGATTGTGGTGGTGGACCTGGTAGGGTAGGTGAAATGATGCAAATAGTTAATGGTTCAACCTACGACCATAATATTAATACTCCTGACCAAGGATTTTCTTTTAAAAATGGGAAAAAAGATTTTATATTAAAAGAGGGTATTCCTTATATTTTTAATAATACTTTAAATAAAGAAATAAAATTTAACTCATTACACTTCCAAGGAGGAGCCAAAAATTTAATAAGAAGTGTGTATGATAGATGTTAACGAATCTTGGAAAAATGAAGTTGTTTTTAAAAAACAATTAGAGTTAAACTTAAAAGAATTATCTTCTAAATCTAGTTATCCTAGTCATTGGATTGATTTTATTAATTTAATAAATCTTTTTAATCCAAAATCTGTTTTGGATGTGGGTTGTGGTTGTGGTGCTATATATGAATTATGTAGAAAAGAACTACCTGACTTATCTTATTTTGGTATAGACTACGCTCCTGAAGCAATAAATGTAGCCAAAGAAAAATGGGGAGACTCTTACTTTGATGTGCTTGATTACAAACAATTAACTAATTCTTATCTATCTAATTTTGACCTTATACATATGGGAGCTTTACTTGATGTGTTGGATAATGGTGATGAGGCATTGGAGTATATTTTATCTTTATCACCTAAAAATATATTAGTAGGTAGGATGAAAATAACAAATGAAGAGAGTTATTACACAACTTATAAAGCTTATGATGAAATAACTACCTGTGCCTATTACCATAGTAAAAATAATTTCTTACATTTATGTGAAAAGTATGATTATGGTATACATAACATAAATGATAATTTTTATTTAGTAAAAAAATGAGTGACATAAAACAATTAAGTGAGTCTTTAGTACAACCTATATTAACTATAGGTAGAAAAGTTGCTATAGTGGGTTCCAGTGCAGTATTGTTAAAAAAAGAATACGGTGATATAATAGATAGTTATGATACTGTAATTAGATTTAATAGAGCTCCTGTTGTTGGTTACGAAAACTTTGTTGGTTCTAAAACTGATATAAGGGTGGTTAACGCTCACGTATTTACTAACACTTCTTGTGAGGGTGATGAAAGATTTAAAACAGCAAAACTAACACAACCTAAGAATTTTATTAAAGAATTAGAAAATACCACTATATTACACGTAGGTACTGCTGGGGCAGGTTCTGTTGACCCAGATGAAATGGGTTGGTCCGATAGGTCTACCCACATTCACCCAACATCAAAAGCTTTTATTATGAATTACAATGGAATTCCGATTAGTGACCTAGGTAAGGCTCCTACGGTAGGTATTAAAACAATTAAATTAATGATACTAAATAATTTAACCCCCCACTTATTTGGTTTTGGCTTAGACGAGTCTGGTGTATCTCACTACTGGGAGGATAGGGACCCAGTTAGTCAGTGTCATGCTTATAGTGATGAAAGAAATAAATTAAAACAGTGGGAAAAACAAGTACAAATTAAAATCTTTAGATAATGAAAATTTTTATAGATATAGACAATACTATAGCTTACGAAACTGAAGACTTAGACTATTCCAAAGCTAAACCTATAATGGCTAACATAGAGAGGGCTAATAAATTATATGACGAAGGAAATTATATTGTTTATTGGACGGCAAGAGGAGCTGAAAGTGGTATAGATTGGAGAGAAGTAACACAATTACAATTAAATTCGTGGGGTGTTAAACATCACGAATTAAGATTAGATAAACCGTCATTTGATGTTTTTATCGATGACAAAAATTTAAATAGTAGAGAATGGGAACAAGAAAAATGGATAGTGTAGTTATGCCACCGGTATTTCCAATACCACCGGCTTATGATAAAGATGGTAATTTAGATTTAAATGCTATAAGAAAATATATTAAATATCTAGAAAAAAATGGAGTAGAGGTTATTATGACTACAGCTGGTACTTCACAATTTAATTTATTAACACTAAATGATATAATTTTATTAAATAAAGTTTGTGCTGAATTTAATGGAAAATCAATATTAGGTATTCCAGCTTTATCAAAAGATGAAGCTTATGAATTTATAATAGAAATGAATAAATTAGAACTTAAAAATAGTTCTTTAATGTTGTTATACCCAGATAGATATTATGATGATGAATCTATAGTTGATTATTTTAATTTTTTAGCTGATGTATCAAATTATACCTGTTTTATTCATGGTATGTTTATGAGAAAAGGTACTGGTGGAACTTATAACTTCACGGCTGAATTAATAAATAAAATCTCACAACATAGTAATATAGTTGGTATGAAAGAAGAGACTAACGACTTTGGTTTGGCTTACAATACTTGTAAAGATATTAACAAGAATGATTTTATTGTTATTGTGGCTGGAGGAAGTATGAAAAGATTCTTATCTTTACATTCAACAGGTGTACAAACTTTTTTAACTGGGATAGGTAATATACTACCTGAGGTAGATATAGAGTTCCATAATAAGTTAACAAATGGTGATTTATATGAAGCATACAAAATTGTAAATGAGTTTGAGAATTTATTCTTTGATGTTTTTATGAAGTATGGTTGGCATTTAAGTTTAAGGGAAGGTCTTTATTGTGAAAATCACTATGAACCAAATACTAAGCATCCTTTTCCAAGAGCAACTAAAGAAGTTGTAAAAGATATAAAAAAGATAATAGAAGAAATGAAATTAAAATTAAGTAATAATGAGTAAAACATATATTTTAGGTCCTTGTTCGATAGAAACAGAAGGGTTGTACGATGAGATAGGGTCATCATTAGTTCCTGTTATGGAAGGTAAAGACTGGATTTATAAGGCCTCGTTTGATAAGGCTAATAGAAGTTCTATAGATGGTAAGAGAGGGCCTGGTATAGATGAATCTATTGCGATGTTTAAAAACTTTAAAAAGAAGTACCCTAATATTAGGTTAACTACCGACGTTCACGAGGTATGGCAAGTAGAACGTCTATCGGAAGTGATAGACATTATTCAAATACCAGCATTTTTGTGTAGGCAAACAGATTTAGTAGTTGAGTGTGCTAAATACTTTCCTGTGGTTAATATTAAAAAGGGTCAATGGATGAGTCCTCAAAATATGTCCAAAGGGGTGGATAAAATAAAAAACGTCAATCCTGATTGTGAAGCTTGGGTAACTGAAAGAGGCACACAATTTGGTTATGGCCAATTAATTGTAGACTTTGCTGCTGTTGATATACTAAACAAGGTGTACGATAAAGTAATCTTGGATTGTACTCATTCTACACAAAGACTTAAACCAAATGGAAGAACTGGGGGTAGTGGAGAAATGGCTGTTAAGTATTTTAAAGTGGCAGACACTTTTGGGTATGATGGAGTTTTTGCTGAATGCCATCCAAACCCACCTATGGCATATTCAGATGCTGATTGTCAAATACAGTTAGATGACATGATAAATTTATTAAAAGAAGAAAAATGAATATAAAATATGATTTTGATTTTGCGAACATACGTAAAACACTAGACATTGTTAACACTGTTAAAGAATATGGTATTTGTAGAGTACCTAATTATTTAAATGATGATACAGTGTCAAAATTAAAAAATGAGGCTTTAGAATTAGTTACAAATGAACCTAGTGATGATTATGAGTTTGGTAAGGCTACTAGGTTACAAAGATTATTTCATGACCAAAACGGTAGTCTAATTCCAAATCCAAATTTAAAACCAACAATAGGTGAGGTTTTTTCTAATATAGAAATGTCTAAAATATCTGAATTATATATGGGTAACCACACACTAAATTCCGATATTTTTATAACTCATGACTATAAACATGATAATGGTTTAGCTAGAAATGGTTTTTTGCATTTTGATAGAATTTATACGTTTAAGTTTTTTATATACTTAACTGATGTAAATGAAAATTGTGGTCCTTTTTCTGTAGTACCTAAAAGTCATATTAAAGGTAAAGAATTAAGATTGCAAACTAGGGGTGAATATGAAGAACTTAAAAATAGAATTTTATTAGATTATCCTGACTTAGGCTATACCTCAGATGAGGTAGTACAAGTATTAGGTAATGCAGGTGATTTAATAATTTTTGACACTGATTTATTCCATTTAGGTGGTGTGGTAAAAGAAAATAATGAAAGATTAATAATTAGAGGACATACAAGATGAAAAATAAAATAAAAAAATTATGTATTATACCAGCTAGAGGTGGGTCAAAAAGACTTCTAGGAAAAAATGTAAAAGTACTGGGGGATAAACCATTAATATATCACACTATAGACACAGCATTAGGTTTATTTGATAAGGTTATTGTAACTTCAGATTCAGAAAATATTTTACAAGTGGTTAAAAATGGGTATAAAAACTATAGTTATGAAAATAATACTATATTAGAAATATCTAAAAGACCTAATGAATTAGCAACAGACACATCAAAGGTTATTGATACTGTTGTTTACTATCAACAACAAAATAAAGATTTTGAACAGGTTTGGTTATTTTTACCTACCTGCCCTTTAAGAAATAAAAAGGACGTTATAAACGCTCAGAATTTATTATCAAATGATGTCGATTCTGTAATATCAATAACAGATTATGATTTCCCACCTAGTTTAGGTTTATTAAAAGGAACTCAAGGTTACTTAGTAGCTTATGACCATTCAGACCCTTGGAGAAGTGGTAATTCTAGAAGTCAGGACCACCCTATTGTTAATAGACCTAATGGTGCTATATATGGTAGTTGGGTGAGTTCTTTTGAGGTGAATAAGAATTTCTATAAGGGTAAGGTTTTAGGTTCTTATATGGAAAGGGAACGTTCCATAGACATAGACACGGAATTAGATTTTCAGTTAGCTGAATTAATTTATAAAAATAATAAATAATGTTAAAGAAATTTTTAGATTTAGGTAGACAACCTATAGCAAATGGTTTCTTATACCAGGACCAGATAAAAGATGAGTACTTTTTTAATTTAGGTGTTGCTTTTGATGAAGAGACTAAATTAGTTACTCAAACAGAGTATGTGGACCCACCATTAATGTTTAATGATGAATATGTCTATAGAGGTTCAATGTCTCAAACAATGAGGGAACATTTTGCAGAATTTAGTGACATTTTAGTGGGTGGTGCTTTTGATAGTCCAATACCTAAGATGTTAGAGATTGGTAGTAATGATGGTGTGTTTCTTAAAAATTGGCCTACTGATTCTACTGTAGCTGTAGAGCCTTGTGGGAACTTTGCTAAAGAGACTACTGATATGGGATACAAAACATATAACAAATTTTGGGATGTTAAATTAGCTGAACAAATTATGATGGTTGACGGTAAAAGAGATATAATTTTTGCTGCTAACTGTATTTGTCATATCCCTGATTTGGATGAGGCCTTTAAAGCTGTAAATTTATTGTTAAATGATAATGGTGTCTTTATCTTTGAGGACCCTTCATTAGCTGAGGTTATAAATAATAATTCTTATGACCAAATATATGATGAACATCCTCATGTATTTTCTGTTATAGCTTTAGATAACTTACTTAATAAACAAGGTTTAGAGATAGTGAAAGTAGATAATTTGCCTGTTCACGGTGGTTCTAATAGAATATATGCTATGAAAAAAGGTGTAGCTTTAATTGACCAATCTGTAGAAGAAAATAAATCTTATGAAAGAGTTTTGGGGTTAGACGATTTTCAGACTTTTTTAAGATTTGCTAAAAGAGTTGAACAATCTAAAGAAGATTTGGTTAAATTATTAACTAAATGTAAAGAGCAAGGTAAAAAAGTAATATCTTATGGTGCTAGTTCTAAGTCTACAACAATTTTTAATTATTGTGGTATAGGACCAGAACTATTAAGTTATATAACTGATACCACCCCAGAAAAACAGGGTAAATTATCACCTGGTGTTCACATACCAGTTATATCCCCAGAACAGGGATTTAATGAAACAGTAAATTTTGCTTACCTAGGTGCGTGGAATTTTATAAAAGAAATAAAAAATAAAGAAAAAGAATTTGTATTAAATGGTGGTAAGTTTATAACTCACGTACCAACAATACAAGTAGTTTAATAAATAAAATTTAAATATGGATTATTCATTTAAAAATATACAATATCATGAAGATGATAGAGCTCAAAGATACTTAAATGTTTTTGAGGAGTTAGGTCCTGGACAACTTAATGTTTCTTATGTTAACTCTACAGAACATATAGTAGCTTGGCATAAACACAATATACAAACGGATTACTGGGTATGTGTTAAAGGTTCATTCAAGGTTGGTTTGGCCACTGAAGATGAGGGCACTGAATTTGTCTACCTATCTGATAGAAACCCACAAGTATTAAAGATACCACCTGGCATATATCATGGTTATAAAGCTATAGAACCTGGTTCAATATTAATGTACTACTTAACTGAAAAATATAACCCAAAAGATGAGTTTAGAGCTAAGGTTGGTGATTTTGGGGATATTTGGGAGGCTGAAAATAAATAACTTATGAAGACAGTCGCTGACGATGTAATTTCTATAAACCTTAGGTCCTTTAATGAGGACAAAGGTAGTTTAATACCAATAGAATCTGGTATTGATTGTTTAATTGATATAGAAAGAATTTTTTATGTGTACAAGGTACCTAAAGGTGAAATTAGAGGTAAGCACGCTCATATAGAAACAGTACAAGTTTTAATTTGTTTAAAAGGTGTATGTGAAGTAACTTGTGATGATGGAAAAGATAGGAGAACTTTCACACTTGATGACCCATCAAAAGCCTTGTACTTACCGAAAGGAATATGGGGAGAACAAAAATACGTTACTGACGACACTCTTTTAATGGTGATGTGTAATACAAAATATGACTATGAAGATTATATTTTTAACTATGATAAATTTTTAAAATTTAGGGACGTTGAGTAAGAGTGTGTTAATAACTGGTGGTCTAGGCCATATAGGTTCTAAACTTATAAAAGAGTTACCTTTAGAATACGACCTTATTGTGGTAGATAATTTACTAACCCAGAGATTTTGTTCTTTGTTTGACATCGGTAGACCTATTAAATTTATGGATAAGTGTATAAGTGATTTGACCTTTGATGACTTAGATTCGGTGGACATTGTTATTCACTTAGCTGCTATAACTGATGCTGCTAATAGTTTTAATAACGTTAAACAAACGGAAAACATTAATTTCACTCTAACAAGCACTTTTATTGATTTGTGTGATGAAGCTAAATGTAAATTTATTTTCCCATCATCTACAAGTGTTTATGGTGCAGCTGTAGATGTTGTTCATGAAGATAATGATGATTTTCTTAACCCTCAAAGTCCTTATGCTACAACGAAAATAGGCATAGAAAAAAAATTAAAAAAATATAAAAATAATTACCTAATATTAAGATTTGGTACTATATTTGGGCTAAGTGTTGGTATGCGATTTCACACAGCAATAAATAGATTCTGTTACGATGCCTCTTTGGGTAAACCGTTAAAAGTGTGGAAAGAAAATTATAATCAATATAGACCTTATTTAGGGTTAAATGATGCGATAAATAGTATTTTATTTTTTATTGAGGATGACCATTGGAACGCAACATACAATATTTTAAGTGGGAATTATATGTTATCTGACATTGTCGATAATATAAGTTCTTTAGTGGACATTGACATTTCTATGGTCACTACACCACTTTTAAATCAATTTTCTTATGAGGTAAGTGATGATAAAATAAGGTCTTTAGGTTGGAAACCTAAGGATGACTTGGTGTTTGAAATAACTAATACATTAAAACAATTTAAAGATTTATATAATGAATAGAAGAATATTGATATCTGGTGGGGAAGGTAATTTAAATAAACAATTACGTAATTATAATCAAACTGATATACTCCATATACCAACCCAATTAGAAATGGATATAACCAAAATAGATGAGGTTGAGCGAGTTATAAAAGAGTTTTCACCAACTCATATTATCCATACAGCTGCTATAACAAGACCTATGTCAATACATGAACAAAATCCAACTATAAGCATACAAACTAATATAGTGGGTACCGCTAATATAGCTTTAATGTGTTTAAAATATAAAATTAAGTTAATTTACACTTCTACTGATTATGTTTATAATGGTGTTAAAGGTGATTATAAAGAAACTGATGGTGTTAACCCATTTACTAGTTATGGGTGGTCTAAGTTGGGTGGTGAGTGTTCTGTTAAAATGTGTCCAAATCATTTAATACTTAGATTGGCTATGTGTGAAAGACCCTTTCCACACCCAAAAGCTTTAGTAGATATGGTTAAAAGTCCTATATATGTAGACCAAGTAGCTAATATAATATTAAAACTTATTGATGAAGTAGGTGTGATAAATATAGGGGGTAAAGCTCAATCAGTTTTTGATTTTGTTAAAAAAGATAACCCTAATATAGATAAAATAACATTGAGCGAAATCGGTGATGTCAGTATGGCCACAAATTGTTCAATGAATATAGATAAATTAAAAACTTTGATGACTAATGATTAAAATTAATTTAGGTTGTGGTAATAATCCTTTAAAAGATTATATAAATGTGGATATGGACACCATAGAAGATTTAAGAGAAAGGTATCCAGATAAAGAGTTTCCTGACACTACTATTATAAAAAACTGGGACATTTTTAATTTACCTGTTCCAGATAATTCTGTGGATGAAGTTAGAGCTGATTGTTTATTTGAACATTTGACGTTTAAAGAAGAGAAGAGGGCTTTTCATGAAGTTAAAAGAGTTTTAAAACCTGGGGGTACATTTAACTTATCTGTACCGGATTTAGAGCACATAATCAAATCTTGGTTAGAGGCTGAAGATGACTGGAAGGATTGGTATAGGGATGATGATGAAGCTATATCACAAAAACACTGGTTTGGAACTTATGAGTATTCCTATAAAAATAGGTGGGGTTATGCTATGGCTGTATTATACGGTAGTCAAAATGGTGATGGTCAACATCATAAAAATGGGTATACTATTGGTAAATTAAAGAATATCGCTAAGGTTATGTCTTTTGATGTTGTTTCTTATGAAATATATCCGTGGCATAATGATAATGGTGTGTCAAAAATAATAAGATTTATAAGTAAAAAACAATAGATATGAAAATACCAGATTATTCAGATGTGTGGGAAAATTTTATAAAAGATAATTATTTTCCAACAAGCCTAAGAAATCCAAGAACTTTAGATTTTAAAGAATTTAAAGATATGGTTTACAATAAACCGGAAAAAACAAAACAATTAATTTTAGATATGTTATCCGGTGATGTACTAGTTTTAAAAAATGCGTTAAGTAGAGAAGAAGCCATCAAAATAAAAAAAGAATTATATGATTATGGTAATGATACACCAGAACAAGATTTAAGAGAAGATAGTAAAATACCAAATTATCACATAAAAAATCAATTAAGGTATAAAATTAAAGATGGTTATAATGAATTAGCTCATTCATATTATTTTTATCGTTGGAATGAAGATACACTTAAATTATTTAGTCGTATTGATGAGGTGTGGGACACTGTTAAAATTTTTAATGGTTTAGACATTAACGAATATAAAAATAATCTTCCTGAAGATAAAATAATAGATAGGGTACAAGTACTTCATTATCCACTAAATAGTGGAGAAATAACATGTCATTGTGATAAAGCGAGATGGCAAAAAACAAATATAGGTTTTAATCTAACTGAGATTGGTGAGGATTATGATGTGGGTGGTGCGTATTTTTTAAACTCTGATGATGATGAAGTTCATATGGAACCTTATATAGAAATTGGAGATGCTCCTATATTTCTACCTAGCATATTTCATGGTGTTAGAACCCCTAAATCTGATAATCACGATATTGATTGGGGTGCATCAAGAGGTAGGTGGTTATTATTGGCTCAAACAGTACAATCACAATGTTTAGAGAATAGAGAAAAATCTGTGAGTTTAGAAAATTACAAAAAAGACCCTACAAAAATTTTAGAAAATTTTAAAAAAGATTATAAATAATATGGATTATAAAGATAGTTTAACCATATTAGTACCTTTATGGGGGAGATTTCCTGAAACACTTAGAATGCTTAAACATATGTCAGATGTTAAAATGCCTTTTAAAATTTTACTTGCTGATGGTGGTGGGAATGACCATAAAGAAAAATTTAATAAAAAAAATTACCCTGATTTAAATTTAGAATATATTTCTTTTGGTCGTGATAATAATATTCATGATTTTATGGTTAAAATGAATAAATCCTGCCAAAAAATAGATACACCATTAACTATTATGGTAGATAATGATGATTTATTGTCTGTAGATGGGTTAATAAAAGGAATTAAATTTTTAAATAATAACCACGACTACACCAGCTATAGAGGTGATGTACATTGTGTTTTCGGTGAAAAATCTATATACAAACAACCAACTAGAAGCGCTTCAACAGCTTTAGATAGATTTATATTTCCTAAAGATGGGATAAACTCAGGTTGGCATGATATTGTTAGGACCTATACCCTCAAAACTTTTTTTGAAATTATGGATAACACTAAAACTAATGACTTACAGTTAGTTTTTTCTATTAATAGGTATTGGCATACATTATATGGTAAATCCTACAAAGATAATACTAGTCCTTTTTATTATCACATAGCTGGTAATAGTTTAGTTTGGGATAAGGGTCTTTATTCACCAACCAGAAAATGGTTTGTTGATGGGGCTTTTGTAGACTCTATGGGTATTAATATTAGTATGGTTTACAATTTATTAAATAAGAAAAATGAATTGTCTGGTTTAGATGGTAGAGTTATCATAGCTAAAAGAATTTTGAGTCATTTGGCTGAATTAAATGGTATAGAATCAAAGGATTTTAATATTGTAGATAAAAAAATTGTCGAGTCCCTTGTGTCTTCGTATAATTATGATGAATTAGTTTTATCAACACTAGATAAACCAAATAAAAATACTACCTTTGTATTAAGTGGAACATTACCAGAAATTTCATTAGATTATGGTAGAGATAAAATAAAAATATTAGAACTATTAGGGTGATAAATTTATTTAATATAGAAAATTATAATATAGATACCTCAAAATTTAGTCACTATTTACATGGCTCAATAGTTAGTGAATTTGAGTCTAACTTTTGTGAGTATGTTGGGGCAAAATATGCGTGTTCTGTTAATAGTGCTACGAACGCAATATTTTTAGCTTTATTAAATAAAAATCAACACGTAATAGTTCCTAGTATGATACCCCCAGTAGTGTGTAATGCTATATTAACTTCTGGAAATAAGTTAGATTTTAATGATAATACTGATTGGGTCGGTGATTCTTACATTCTTCATGAATTTGATGATTACAAGATTATTGATTCTGCACAAAAAGTAGATTGTAATCAATTTAAAAACGAAGCAAATGACGAAGATTTAATGATATTTAGTTTTTACCCTACTAAACCTATAGGTAGTTCTGATGGGGGTATAATTGTATCAAATGATTATGATAAGATACGGTGGTTTAAAGAAGCTACTATGAATGGTATGACATATGCACATAATAACTGGGATAGGACTATCAAATTTCCAGGTTATAAAATGTACATGAATTCTATTCAATGTCATATAGCAAATGAAAATTTAAAATTATTGGATTTTAAAAAAATGAAACTTAGTTCTATTAGAAAAAAATATAATAAGGCTTTTGGTTATGATAATACTTCTGACCATTTATATAGGATTGAGGTGGATAATCGTGATGAGTTTATTGATAACATGAAATCTAGTGGTATTATTTGTGGTGTACACTATGACGCTTTACACGAGGTAAAAGCCTACCGTGAATCTACTAGTAGGCCGTATAATGTTACAGATAAAATATGTAAAAATACTTCAACTGTAGCTAAAAAAACAGTTAGTATACCTTTTCATGAAAAATTAGATTATGATGATAGTGTGAATTACATTATAGAAAAGGTAAATAGATATAGGAAATGAAAACAGCTTTAATTACGGGAATTAACGGGCAAGATGGCTCTTATTTAGCTGAATTACTACTAGATAAAGGGTATGAGGTTTGGGGTATACTAAAGCGTAATTCTGTTTCTGAAAATCAAACAGCTAGAATTCCTGACAACGTATTTAAAAGATTAAACTTGGTTTATGGTGACTTACTAGATATGTCATCTTTATTACAAGTCTTACAAAAATCTAATCCTGATGAGGTATATAATTTAGCTGCTCAGTCTCATGTTAGAATTAGTTTTGACCAACCGGTTTACACGTCACAAGTTACTGGGTTAGGAACTCTTAACCTATTAGAAGCTATTAGATTAACCAACCAAAACATAAAAGTTTATCAAGCAAGTAGTTCAGAGATGTTTGGAAATAATGTAGATAGTGATGGTTACCAGAGAGAAACCACATCTATGAATCCAGTGTCCCCGTATGGGTGTGCAAAAGTATTTTCCTACAACATATGTAGAAATTATAGAAATTCTTATGGTATGTTTATTTCTAATGGCATATTATTTAATCACGAATCTCCTAGAAGAGGTACTAATTTTGTTACCAATAAAGTGGCAAAAGAAGCTGTTAAAATAAAATTAGGTTTATCGAATGAATTAAAACTTGGTAATTTAAATGCTAGTAGGGATTGGGGTCATGCAAAAGACTATGTTGAGGCTATGTGGTTAATTTTACAACATAACAAATCTGATGATTTTGTATGTTCTACAGGTGTATCACATACAGTTAAGGATTTAGTAGAGTACGTATTTCAATCCTTGGAGTTGGACTGGAAAGATTATGTCGTTCAAGATAAAAAATATTTAAGACCTGAGGAACTTGAGCATCTTAAAGGTGACTGTTCAAAAATAAAAACTGAATTAGGTTGGTCACATAATTATAATTTTCAGTCTATGATGGATGAAATGATTGAGTATTGGTTAGAATATTATGAACAATAAACCTAAAACTTTAATTACTGGGGGTAGTGGTTTAGTTGGGTCCGCTATTGGTGGTGTGAAAATGAAAGTTAGTAGTAACTTTGATTTACGAAATTCGACTATTACTGATAAATTATTTAAAGATATTGAGCCTAAAAATGTTATTCATTGTGCGGCTAAAGTAGGTGGATTAGGAGGGAACATGAATATGAAAGGTGAATTTTTTTATGATAACATAATGATTAATACAAATGTTATAGAATCTTGTAGAAAATACAACATAGAAAAACTAGTGTGTTTTTTATCTACTTGTGTATTTCCCGACAATGTCGAATACCCATTAACTGAAAAAAAGATTCATTTGGGTGAACCCCACCATTCTAATTATCCGTATGCTTACGCTAAAAGAATGGCGGAAATACAAATTAGAGCTTATAGAGAACAATATGACTTAAATTACGTATGTGTTATTCCAACTAATATATATGGACCAAATGACAATTTTAATTTAGATAATGGGCATGTTATACCTTCACTTATCCATAAATGTTATTTAGCAAAACAAAGTAACAAACCATTTAACGTTTGGGGTAGTGGGAAACCTTTAAGAGAATTTATATATTCTAAAGATGTTGCTAAATTAACTGAGTGGGTATTAGATAATTATGATGAAAAAGAACCTATAATTTTATCTACCTCAGAAGAAGTTTCAATTAAGGAAGTGGTTAATATGATTGTAAAACATATGTCTTTCGAAGGGGATGTTATATGGGAAGATGATAAACCAGATGGTCAATTTAGAAAACCTAGTGACAATAGTAAATTATTATCTTATTTACCAGATTTTAAATTTACTAGTTTAGATGATGGTCTAAAAGAAACTATAGAGTGGTTTGTTGATAATTATGAAAGCTGTAGAAAATAAAGATTTTAAATATTAATAATGGGAAGAAGAAGTAAAAAATTAAGTAGGGAAGAACAAATGGAGGTAGAAGAATGGATTTACCAAAATAATACCGAAGAAAAAAGACTTTCGGACACTATGACTATTAGTGTTAAGTGTAAAACTGAAAATCAAAAAGCCCTAGTCAATGCTATAAAAGAAAAAGAAGTTGTTATTTGTTCTGGTCCGGCTGGTACAGGTAAAACTTATTTAGCGTGTGCGGAAGCACTAAAACTAATCAAACGTTATGCTAAATATAAAAAAATTGTAATTGTAAAATCTGTAACCACATTAAAGAATGAGGAAATTGGGTTTCTTAAAGGTGGTTTAAGAGAAAAAATGGAACCCTTTATGTTTTCATTTGTACATAATTTTGAGAAGTTGGTGGGACAAACTATCACCTCTAGACTTAGGGAATTAAAAACTATAGAAGAATTACCTATTGCTTATATGAGAGGTATTAATTTAGATAGGTCTATTATTATTATTGATGAAGCTCAAAATATATCACAAGAAAATATAAGGACTATTATGACAAGATTAGGTAAAGATTCAAAAATGATATTCTTAGGTGATGAGAGACAACAAGATTCTAAAGGTGGTAATGGTTTAACCTTTTTAATGGACCATTTTCAACATATCGAAGAAATTGGGTGTGTCCAATTTAATAAATCTGACGTTGTTAGAAATCCTTTAATAGCAAAAATAGAAAGGGTTTTTGATTCTTTACAAAAGAATAAATAATAGTTAGTTTTGAGTATGATAATTAGTGTTACTATAAATGATGTTTTAAGAGATATTTTATCTAGGTTTGAGGATGTTTACAACAAATATCACGAAGAAGGGGTAAAATCTAGTGTTTTAACACCGGATTTATTAGAGTACACACATTTTAAAACTTCTGATGAATTATATGAATTTATGTATGAAGAATCACCTATGGAAATATTTGGTCAGGCTAAGGAGGTAGCTAGTAATGTTATGACTCACTTGAAGTCCTTGTATAAGGAGATGCCTAAAAACTATAAATTAAGAATTGTGGGGGATGATTTAGGTAGAGCTAAGTCTTCTACTTTGTGGTTTTTAGCTAAATATGGGTGTTCTTGTGATGAGATATCTTTTTACAATACAGAAACAGTAGAAGAAATGTGGGTAAAAACAGATTTATTTATAACTGCTGATGTTGACTTAATAGAGTCTAAACCGGAAAATAAAGAATTAATAATCGTAGATAAAGTTTACAATAAAGATTTAGTTTGTAATCTACGTATAAAAACAATAAAAGAAATTGAGTCGTTTGAAAACATATATGGAGAACATAAGCAAATTGAGGCTTAGAGTTGGTGACGAAGTTTTATACTATGATGTGGATGAATTCATGTCTAATATAACTTACACACCAATAGAAAAGATGACCGGTGACACCTCAATAGAATATCAAAATACCGATATAATGTTGCCTAAGTTTGAATTTTTTAAGGTTATGATTGACACCACTTGTAATGTTATAGAGGATGTCGATGATAATCTGGGGGTATTGTCATTAAATAAGATGTCGGTATCCTATAAGTTGGCCTTAAACACTTTAATAAAATATAAAATAATTAAAAAAAACAATAAATAATGGAACAATTACAACAATTAGAAAATGCCTTGACCAAGCTAAAGAATAAAGAGTCAAAAATCTATTTTTTAACACAAGATACCAATGGTAATGCTGCAGCATCAGTCAATACGAATTATCAATATGTTAAACATCTTAATGAAGCTGGGTATAACGCTTACATATTACATGAAAAAAGTGACTATAAAGGTGTTAGTTCTTGGTTAGATGAAGAGTATGTGAATTTACCTCACGCAAATATAGAGGGTGGTGAATTAAAAGTAGGTCCACAAGATTTTGTGGTTATACCTGAAATCTTTGGTCATGTGTTAGAACAATTAATGAACATGCCTTGTACGAAAATAATTTTATCACAATGTTATGACTACACACTAGAAACTCTAAATCCTGGTTTTGGTTGGGCTAACTATAATGTAACTAAATGCATAACAACAAGTGAGACTCAGGCTGAATACCTTAAAAAGTTATTCCCTTCTGTTGAGTATAGTGTGATTACACCAACTATTCCAGAATATTTTAAAGACTCTGAAAAACCTAAACGACCTGTTATAGGTGTCCATACTAGGGACCAACGAGAAACAATGAAACTAATTAAAGGATTTTATTTAGCACACCCACAATTTAAATGGGTAACCTTTAAAGATTTAAGGGGATTATCTAGAAAAGATTTTGCTGTGGCTTTAAGTGAATGTTGTGTTAGTGTGTGGGTAGATAGAATTAGTAGTTATGGTACCTTCCCTCTTGAGTCTATGATGTGTAAAACCCCTGTTATTGGTGTACTCCCTATGATGAAACCAGAGTGGTTAACCAATGATAATGGTATTTGGGCTTTTGATGAGTCTAAGTTGATTGAGGTGTTAAGTACTTATATGAAAAACTGGTTGGAGGATTCTCTCCCTAATACCTTATATGAAAAAATGGAAGAAACAGTTAAATCATTACCTAAAAATTCTGAACGTGATGGGATTGTTAGTTACTTTGATAAATTACTTGCTGATAAAGCAGTTGAGTTGGAGACTTCCCTAAATAAAGTTAAACCTGTAGAGGCAAATATTTAATATTATGAAAAATGAAAATGTAAGTGTAATTTTACCAGTACATGACGTATCTGGTGATTTTGATATGTGGTTCAAAAAAGCCATAAGAAGTGTAGAACAATCTGTAGTTAAACCAACTACTTTACTTGTTGTTTGTGCGGATAATAAAGATGTTAAAAGTTATATGGAATCTTGGGAAAGGCCAACAGATTTAGATGTATCTATAATTTATAATACTGATAAGACTGATTATTGTGGTCAAGTAAATTATGGTGTAGAGAATTGTGAGACTGAATATTTTTCTATTTTAGAGTTTGACGACGAGTATTCTAATATTTGGTTTAAAAACTTTCAAGAATATGTTAATCATTATCCTGATGTTGATATTTTCCTTCCTTTGGTAGTTGATACTGACCAACAAGGGCAGTTTTTAGGGTTTACAAATGAAGCTTTATGGGCTATGGGATTCTCTGAAGAACAAGGATATCTTGATAATAATACGTTATTAAGATTCCAAAATTTTCAAGTTAGTGGGTTTATTATGAGAAAAGAAAAGTTCGATGAGATTGGTGGTATGAAACCTTCTATGAAATTAACGTTTAACTACGAATTTTTACTTAGAGCAACATATAATGACACCACTATAATGACCATCCCTAAAGTAGGTTATAAACATACTAATCAAAGGGACAACTCTTTATTTTGGGGGTATAAAAACTCACAGGATTCCCTTTTGAGTCCTGAGGAAGCTAAATTTTGGGTGGATACAGCTAAAAAAGAATATTTCTTTACCACCGATAGAGAGGTTTCTTTTAACTCATAAAGTATAATGGGACGAAAACCTTTAACTAAACAATATTTTGGACCACCTCAAGAGCAAGCTGTTAGAATATTTTTAACAGCTACTACTTGGGATGAAAAGAATATGGTTTATAATGAATTCCTTAGGGACCCACTTATTAAAATGATAGATAGTATTATACGTAGGTATAAACTCTATAGACCTAATATGGAATTTAGTGATATACACACCGATACACTATCCTTTTTGGTGACTAAAATGGAAAAATTTAAACCGGCTAAAGGAAAAAAAGCTTATTCTTATTTTGGTACTATTTGTAAAAATTATTTGATGGGTCAAATAATGAAAGATAATCGAGATAAAAATAGAAAAATATCATATGAAGATATATCCTATAGTTTAGAACAAAAAGAAGAATATTCATACACAATTTTTGACGGTGACCTTGAGATAGATACGGTTATGAAAGCTTTAATAAGGGAATTGAAGACTTTTACTACTGAAAATAGATTAAATGTTAATGAAGAAAAAATAGGTTATTGTTTAATTGATGTTTTTGAGAATTATGAGACCATTTTTATTGCCGGAAAAGGAAATAAGTTTAACAAGAACATAATACTTTACCAATTAAGAGAAATGAGCGGTTTAACTACTAAAGAGATTCGTTCCGCTCTAAAACCATTTAAAGCTTTATATAAAGAAATAGTTGAGAAGTTGGTGAACATATAAATAGATAATTAGATATTTATTATTATGCCAAGACCTAAAAGAAAACAAATAAATTTAACCAACGAAAGTGCTTTAAGTTTAATGCAAGAAATTTATAATGAATGTGTTGAGCAACGTAGTACCGCGATACGTATTCAAAATAAGATGATTGGGTTTATGAAAGAAGCTGGTGATATGGCTTTGATTGGACCCGTATTAAAAGAACAACAAAAGATTATAGATTCTGCTATAGACAAAAAATTACAATTATCTAAACTAATGGCAACTATTATGAGTAAGAATAATGAAGGTAAAAATATAAATTCTGTTCTTGATGGTGATGTTAGAGAAACTCTAACTGAATTACTTAGTGATATAAATAAAGACACTAAGAATGATGGCGATAATAGTTTAGAATATAAAATGTAATGCCAGATACTCAAGATACCCAAAAAGACATATTTGCAAAAGTAGAAGGTCTAATAGCTTTTTTGGATACTACGGACGAAAAAAAAGTTCGTGAAAATGCTCAAGAATGGCAAGACACACTTGAGGCTTTAAGAGATGCAACAAACAATCCACTAGCATTTTTACTAAACTTATTAAAGGTTCTTAAAGAAACAAAAAAGGGACAAGAAATAACTCAGGCGATAAAACTTAAATTTAGAGCTGCTAAGGAAAAAAATAGAAAAAGTAAAAAGGGGGACGCGGACTTCAAACCAACTAAAAAATCATTTAAAGAAAAACATTTAACTAACTCTTATGCTAATGTATGGTTAGCCACATTAAACAAACTAATTAGACAGTCTGTAATGAAGGTTATGCCTAGGGTTAAAGATATATTGTTAGAAGAAATAATAAAAGCTTTTAATTGTGACTTAACAACTTTAGTGCCTGTGGTTGGTGATGGTTTAAGTGGTCCGGTAGTTATCGAAATGGGTGAAGTAGACCTACTTAAACAATTATTTAACGACCCAAATACACAGGTAGGTCAATACATGTATGAACAAGATGGTCTTAACCCTGGAGCTTATCCTGTCGGTGTTAGTCCTTACCCTGTTAATCGTTTTTTAAGGGATATGATGTTTAATAATTCTGCTGGTATTGGTAATGGTATTCCTGCCGCCCCAAATAACATTAGAACAATATATGGTAAAAGTGGTAGAGCTTTGTTCGATATTGAAATGATTTCTGTTTTAGGTAATCCAACAATAATGAATATTTACCCTTATTATAAAACCGAGTCTGGTAATCCACAATTTGCTAGTGCTCCCGGATGTCCGGCGATACCTACAGCTCCTGCTGCTCCAGGACAAGGAGCTAAATTTACTTTTATAGATTTCTTAAAAGATTATTTTGGGAATATTAGATTAATAGAATTACAAAATTTAATAGGTAACTTATTAGAAATTTTAACTGGATTCATAAGTGTTCGAAATCAGACTTTTTCTGTCCAAGATTTAAAACAACTACAATGGTTTGTCAATTTCATGGAAAATGTATTAAAAGCTTGTGATGGGGATGACCTAATAGGTCCTGATAGTGAGTCTATAGCTCATCACGCAGAACTAACAGATGAAGACAATTATTTTAATTTTACTGTAGAAGAAGAACGTGCAATGATGTTGGAGGTAACTAGAAAGTTAAATAATGTATTAACTTTGGAGAGTTGTGGTTCTTTGGATATTCCTATAGATAATTCTATGGTGGATGAGGCGGTTGGTGAAATTCTTGCTACAGAGGTAACTGAGGAAAAATTACAGATTTTTGATTTATTACTGCAAAAACTGGCTAAGTCATCCGCTAAAAAAGCCGGGTATGATTTAGGTTTAGGAAATATTACTCTACCGGTAGAAATAGACTTTAAAGAAAATTTAATTAAAAAATTGCCACAAGTACTAATGTACAGTATTATGAACCCTAAGGGTATACTACCAATAGTTTTAACCGGTAAAATGTTAAACCAAAACGGTCAATTATGTACTTCCATAGAACTGTTTGCAAAAATATTTAGAAGAGTTATTATTCGTGTTATTAAAGAAATACTACAAGAAGTTACTAAAGAGATTATGAAAATGGTTAAACAATACTTATTACAAAAAATAAGAGAATTAATCAGGAGAAAATTAAGTGAACAAGCTAAGAAAAAAATTAGAATGATTCGTAATTTATTAGACTTATTATTACCTTTAATAGCTGCTTTAAATAATGCTAAAAATTGTCAAGAAATATATAACATCTTGTTAGGTTTATTAATGGCTAATATGCCTGATATACCATTTAAAGTACCACCATTCTTAGTTGCTGTAGCAGACATTAGACCTGGAACAACAGCTTTAGGTACTTTCGAAAGATTTCTAACCAAATGTCAACAAGATGGTGTCCCTATTGGTGATTTACCTGATGGTAGTTCTAATCAATTTATACCGATATTTTTTAGGGCTATGCAAGCTAAGGAAGAAGAGGACGGTCAAAATAAAAAAATTCTAGGTACTATACCTGGAGGACAAGTAATTACCCCTATGGGACCTGGACAAATAGTTCCATTTACAAAGGTGAGTGGTACTGTAGCTTAAAATAAAAAAATATGGAATTTTTTAAAACATATAAAGATAAACCGAATAAAGAGCTTTTTGAGATGATGTCTAATTTAAAAACTGAATTCGATAAGACTAAATCTTTGTTGATTGGTTTGACCCATCACTTAGATGATATAGAAAAAAAATTTAAACTTATAGAGTCTGAATTAAAAAAACGTAAAGTTACTTAATTATGAAATATTATTTTCAAAAATCTGATGACAGTATGTTCTCTAAAGGTCAAAATAGAGGAGCTTATGATGTAAGTCATAAATCTTTTGGTTTTATTGTTTGTGTAGATAATGCTGACCCTTTACGACTAGGTAGAATTAGGGGTGTATCCCCTTTTGGTGGTGGTACTACTGGTAGTAAAAAGAATGACCCGACTATAGAGGATGCTTCTAGAGATGAAAATGGAAATAAGGTATCTCCTTGGTCTAAAGATGACCCTTATTTATATAATTCTTTATTACCTTATAATGTTAACGTAGTTCCTATGAAAAAAGAACTTTTTACAGCGTTTTCACAACAATCCCCAAAAGATAGTTTAAATAAATTTTATATAGGTCCATTAATATCACACCCTTCTAATGTTAAAATGGATAGATGGACTAATGCGTTAAGTGTTACTGCAGCACAAAAACAAAATAGTTCATTAGGTGAACCTTATTTACAAGGAACTCCTAGTGCTTCAGGTGACACTACTTTACTACCACAAATTAGTAAAAAAGGTGTTTTTCCTAATCCAGAAGATGTGTCTATTATTGGTAGATATAATACTGATTTAGTTTTAGGTATGAGAGAATATTCATTACCTGACGATAATGAAGATTCTGAAGTCCAAAGCTGGTATCCTCAAATACTTATTCGTTCTGGTAAATTTAAACAGGTCACCGGTAGTCAAGTTCCTGACACAAATCCAAAATCAACATTTATACAATTAAATACATTTCCAACAACTCTGGAAAGGGTGGAAATTGAAAAACCTATACCTACTAGTAATGACGATTATCTGAGAACAATGATTGTATATCATCTGGATACACCAAATCTAGTTGATGGTACTGGTGCTGAACATAAGAACATAAGTGGGTGGGTTGCAGCATATAACATGATAAATAGTGTTAGTGGTACAAGTACAGGTTATAATACAGCATCTGTTAAATCATATATGGCTGGGACCTATGACTTATCTAATGATGTACCTGGCATTACATTACCCCCTGTAGTACCTAATACAGATAACTACTGGGTAAAGTATTCTTTTAATTCTATGAATAAGAAAAAAGTTGCTAAACAAATTACTAAATTTATATCATATATAGATGAAGGTGATTGGGATAAGTTAAGAAAAATGTTGGATGGTGCTACTATTCCACCTGAAAAGATAATGACCCCAATACCAAAAATATTCCCAATGTATTTTAGGCCTGATAGAACTACATTAGATATTATGGATAAAAATGACTCAACTATTCCCACACCATTTTTTCAACAAAAAAAAGATGTAGCTAATTTTATAAAATCTAAAATAGAATTAGATGGGGTTACTACTGAAGGTTATGGTTTGGCTATGACTGAAAATGCTGGTAAAAGAGATGTTGCGGTTGAGGATGTTATGACAAAGGTTAGTTCTATTAATACTATGGAAGGTCAACAAGGAATAGTTTCGGTTGGTTCTGAAAAAATATATTTATTATCTCATGAAATTAATTATCTGGGTACTCTTAACCTTAAGGATAATCACTATGGTATAACACAAAAAACCTATATAGACAATATAGACCCACATACCAACTCTCTTGTTAGGGGTGAAGAATTACTAAAGTTGTTAGAAAAGATGGCAGATTTTATGCAAAATCATTGTCATGCCTTACCTGGTCTAGCTCCTGTACCTCAAGCTCATGGTGGTACTAGGACTGAGGATATTGGTAGATTATTGGCTGATGCTCATAAAACCATCCTAAATAAAAATATTAGGATTAACTAGATATTTATATATAAAGATAATTTAATGTCAACACACAGGTCATATTTTAGTAAAAATAATACAATAATAGCTGACAGCAGCACCAACACAGGTAGAAATCCCGTAACACAACTATTTTATGGTAGAAATAGTACTAGATGTAAATTTACCGGTTTAACTGGTGATACTTGTAATGATAAAACTGGATTCACACCAACCGCCGCACACGGTTATAGTAGGTTTATTTTTGACCTGGATTTAACAGACTTAAGAGAAAAATATAACAACTGTTGTATGCCTTTAACATCTTGTACTTACACAGGTCTGTATGATGTTGCTGCAACTTTTAGTTTTGACTTTACGTCATCAGGTTCTCAATTTACGTTTATGACTATAGAAAACTCAGCTGGTTCAGCTGTTACGTATATAAACATGCTTACTAATACGTTTCCTGGTGATAATGGGTCAGTTATAACTGATGGTACTAATTTTTACACCCAATTTCTATATACTAGTGCTAGTACTGTAGAAACACAAGCACAAAATTTTTGTTTAGCTGTAAATGGTGTTAGTGGACATAATGGTACTATTTTATGTACTTCAAGTGGGGCTACTGTAACATTAACACAGGTTGGTCTTGGTTCTTCTGGAAATACACTGGTGGGGCCTGGTACTGTAATTGCTCCAACAGTTAATATTGGTGGGTTTGATACTATCAGTAATATTGTGTTTAGTGGTGGACCAGTATCTTTTAGTGGTGGAGGTCAATCTTATGATACTTGTGATGGACAAACTGGTTACACTATAACTTACAACCCAGATGTTAAACACACATTACGTATGACGAATACTTCTAGTTTTGATGACCGATTAATTAATCAAAAAGTTTTAATTAACGACACTAGAAGAGCCACTTCATTTACTCTTATGTTGTATAAAGTTCCTAGTTCCAAAGCGTCTTTATGGGATGAGGGTGTTGGGTATGATTATGAAGTTCCTAGTGTAGCTTTAGAACCTGAGTATAATAGGTCTCAATCTAATAGACCCAGTAACTGGATTAATTCTACAACATTAACTACGTGGCCTAATCAAGGAACATACAATAATTTAATTCCATCTTCATATACTGTTTTAGATACACAAAGTTTTGACGCTGGAAATGAAGATATAGCGTTTAATAGTGTAGCTTTAAATAATGAAATTGGTAGTCAATTAGTATCACCACAAACTGGTGTTACATATGGAATAGCTTTTCTACCACAGTTTGAATTATTAACTGGTTTAACAGAGGCTTATTCAGTTGGTTTCTTTTCTCGTCACACACAAACATTTTTTGAACCTTTCTTAGAAACTTCTTTTGATGATTATATAAATGATAGTAGAAATCATTTTGAACTTAATTGTGAAAATAGATTATTTTTATACGCTTATGATTGTAATGGTGAACCTATGTGTTTTGATATGGCTCCTGTGGTAAAGATTAGGGACTGTAACGATTTAGTTACTACCACAATAACCGCTACCACATTAACTTGTGGGGCTTACTACATCGATTATACCATACTACCACCTTTACCACAAACACCACCGGTACAATATACTGATGAATGGACTAATCTTTTTGTGGGTGGAATATCTCAACCAAATATAACCAACGAATTTATAATACATACTAATGGTTATAGTATTGGGACTACTGTTATGAAACCAAAAATATATGGTTATTCTGTTTCAGGAATTAAAGATGATGAAAAGATTAAAGCTGGTGATACAAGAAAAATATTTGTTTCTGCTAGGGTACCTTACACTGTAAGTCAAGAAGCTTTAGTAGACAACATACAATACAGGTTATACGTTAGACAAGGTAACACTCAAGTAGGGGTTATTCCTTGGACTAAAATAAATAAAACTTTTACTGATAATTATTTCTTATTGGATACCTCTTGGATGATACCTAACGAGTATTACCTGGATATAAAAGCAACTTCTAACCAACAAGTAGATACTTATAGTAAAGTAATAAAGTTTCAAATAACTAACCAATTATGAAAAAAATAAGAATTTCAGAAAGTGAATTAATTTCTCTTATAGAGAAAGCTGTTAATGAGAATTTAGGTGCTACACCATCATTAACTGCTCATGGAGGTGGTTTCTCAAACTTAGGTATGGGAAAACCAACTGATAAATATAAAGACCTATATGAGGATGATGATATAGAAGAAGAGATGGTGGAGGACCAGGACCCTGGAATTGAAAAATCAAGTGCCGTTGCTATAGACCAAGAAAAAGATGTTGAGGATGACTGGACCGGTGGTTCAGGTAGAAATCCAAGTATGAATATAGAAAGTATTGTTGAGAGGTTGAAACGAAAGTTAAACGAGGCTGATACCATTCCTGAAATTACTCCTGATGTAAAAATTCCAGAAGGTTTATTTACGAAAAAGGCTTCGGAGATAGTTGCTGGATTAAAAAAATTAAAAGATGGGGCAAAGGAAGCTTTAACAAGAATTACTTATTACATAAATAGAGCTGGTAAAAACTTATCTAACAAAACTGAAGTTTTAAAAGCTAAAGAAATATTAAAAAAAGAAAATAAATAAATAAAACCTAAAAAATTAAAAATTATGAAATGTGATTGTCAAGTATGTAAATGTGGTACAAAATGTGAATGTACCTGTTGTGACTGTTAGATAACAGTTAATAAAAAAAATAAAGATATAAAAAAACCACTCAAAAGAGTGGTTTTTGTTTTTTAGATATCTTCCTCATCATAATCATATTCATGAGTTACAACTGTTCTACTAGGTTCCGGTTCTTCTTCTACAATAACCTCATCTTTCGGTGAGAAATTCTCTGCAGCTGTAAAACCAAGTCCTGCCATTACAATCCATTGTAAAGACTCGAATAAATTATTGTCAATTGTGAAATCCCAAAAAAGATTTGCTGTGTAACCAATTAACATAAATAGAAGACATACGAAAGTAACAAATCTCTTACTAGAAACTTTACCTTCACTACTTAACATGTTTTTAAAGAAGTTCATAAGCTTTTTTTATTATAAATATCCCGACATAAAAAAAAGCCCTCATAAAGAGGGCTTCTTTTCATATATTAGATTATTAATTATCTAAGTTCTCTAACATCAAATGTTCTAACACCGTCAACAGTGATTCTTCCGTAGAATCTATTGTTCACCATTTTCTTAGCGTATCTAGTCATGATACCTTTGATTGGTGTAAAGTTGAATGGGTTATACATTGTAGGAGTTAACTGTAATGGTACATATGGTGCGTAAACGTACCCAGTATCCAATAAAGATGTTCCTTTATGTCCAATTAACACTTGGTTAGCTGGGAAGTAAGGGTCTCTATATACAGTAAATCTTCCTGATAATGTTCCAATTTTCTCAATACCCATATTGTATTGGTCTTGGTCAGCTGCTGCGTTTGATACGTGGAAGTACTCCAAGTCATCAAATATAGCAGAAACTTCAGAAGAACAAACAATCCAGTTAGCCCCACCTCTTAAAGTAGACTTGTGGATTTGAGCTGAAATTTGGTTAATCGCTGTGATTAAAGTTTGGTTCCAGTCTTTTTGAGTATATGGAGCTTGACCAGCTGAGAATCTCTTCCAACCGTTGTAGTCCCATCTTAAATCCCAAGCTGCACCTTTTCTAAGGTCTCTTAAGATTTCTCTATCAATCTCTGCTGCAACTTCTTCAGATAATAAAGCTGTTAATTCAGCTTCAGCATCGATGTTGTGGAATGCAGAAACGTCTTGTGCAAGTTCTGGTGACCATTGAGCTCTTAATTTTCTTTCACTTACAGAAACTGTAACACCTTGAAGGTCGAAAGAAACTTCTCCCATATCCTCTTCAAATTCTAGTGTAGCGTATTGTCTCCATTCTGCACGGAAATCATATTTTGTCTCTGCACCCGTACCACTCATACCAACGTAACCATCAACTGATGTACAAGATATACAAGCTGGACAAGATAAATCTACTTCAATGTAGATATCACCGTTAGCGTCACAAGTGTCAGCTCTATCAACAATACCAAAACCATATTTCTGTGTAACAACACGGAATAAGATTGGTGTTTGTGTTCCAAGCCCTACTGTTGAAGTTGCGATATTATTACCCGTAGTTGCAGTAACACTGTCACAACAAGCTAAAGGTACTGAAGTAGTCATTTGTAATGAAGATAAGAAAGTTTCTGAGTCTTGCTCATTTCCATCAGGACCAGTTAAAGTACCAACTCCAGTTTGTGAGAAACCAGATAACTTAACAATAACCCCTCTAGTACAAACTGATGTATCTCTTTGACCGTCAGTTAATGCTGGTGGTAAAGCTCCATTCCAAGTAACCTCAACAGTACCCGCCGTAACGTTAGTGTACTTACCTCTAGAATAGTCATACGTACCATCACTCATTAACTGTGGTGAATTAGAAGCGTAGTAGTCGTCATATAAGTTACCAGTTGCAGCTGATACTGGATTAGCGTTAGCTGGATTTCCTGGTGCTCCCATTGGTGCGTAGTGACTACCTGAACCAGCTCCATTGACAGCAGAACCAGCTACTAAACTTCTAGGTGTAATTTTAGGTACGAAGTAGAACAATTTACCAATTGGTAAGTTCATAGCTTGTACAGAAACGATATCGTTAGCTAATAATTTCGAGAATACTCTTCTAATGATTGGAAATACAACCGTTTCGAAGGACCCTGAATCACCAGCAGTCGTTGCTTCGTTTATTAAATTTGTTGCTTGGTTTTCATATAACTGTGCAACATTTTCTTTGATGTGTCCCTTAAGTCCGTCTAAGAACCCAAGACCATCCCATTTTTTCAAGGTATCTTCTTTGATAACTTTAAGGTGTTTTAACCCTATGTTACCAACCATACCTGATTCTAATAATGCTCCCATAATTTTTTTATTTTTTTTAAGCGTTTATTTATTATTATAATTTAGACATTAAGTCTTTCATTCTACTAAATTGAGGGTTTTCATATACTTTTGATTCCAAAAGTTTTCCACCACTCCCACTAGTAGATGATTTAGTAATTTTTCTTTCAACAGCTTCCGAAATAGTTTTAGATTTATCTTCAACGTCTTGCGAAAACTCTTCTTTGATTACCTTATACAACACTTTAGATTCCTTTAATGTTTTAACATTATCGAAACGTTTTAATATGTTGATTTTTTCCTGTTTAGTAGTTGAATGTTCAGTGAATAGTCTAGTAACGTAAGCAAGATTAGAATTAAATACACCCACTTCATTCAATTTATCTTTAAAAGTAACTAATGCAGTTTTATACTCTTCATTCTTTGTTTTTAAAGATTCTACTTCTTCTTTAAGAAGATTATAGGACTTTCTTATACGACTTTCTCCTAAATTAGCTTTTCTTGGTCTACGAGATTCTTTATTTTTCCCCCAGATTTTTTGTCCAGCCATTCTAGAAAATGAACTATTTGGACCGGCTTTCAGTCTACTAGTTTCATCCACTTCTTCTTTATTCTCAACATCTTCAGCATCATTTATATGCCCCCAATCCTTTTCATGGTCTTTTTTTCTATTACCCCATTTACCATAAGAGTCACCTTGAGTGTCATGCCCTTTACCTAGTCTCATTCCCATAGATTCATGTTCTCTATCGTAAATTCCTTGGTCTTCGTGCATTTCTTCTTCCATGTCGTCTTCATGCATTTCTTCGTGCATTTCTTCTTCCACTTCAGAATCATCTTTCTCCTCAATATTGGTACGGTCTAAATATGAATCGTAACTTTTTTGAGCTCTTTTAGATTCAGGAGCGTAAACTCCTTCAACATCACCTTCATACATTTCTTCATCAAGTTCGATTTCATAAACTACCTCGTCCATTTCTTTGTTATCAGTAGTTTCTTCTACTTCGTCATTTTTCATGGATTTCTCTTCTTTCATAGTTTTTGATTTTTTAGATTGCTCCAATTTAATTAGGTATTCAGTATCCGTATTGGTATCGGTTAATTCAATTTCCTCATCATCCTGTTGAATGATAATTCCATCTTCATCTCCCATAGCTTTGAATACTTTCAGTACTTCAGCATCTGATGCTAATGTTAAGTCTAGAGGTGGCAACTCTAGTGATACTTCGTCGTCTTCAGTATCGTCCTCCATGCCAAGTTCTAAATCGATATCCATTTCAGGTTCTTCTGAATCCACTTCATCAGCTTCATCTTCTAAATCTTCAACATCTAAATCGACAGCAACTTCTTCTTCGTCTTCTTGCTCTTCCAGGTAATCATTTTCACTTAATGACTCTTTTACTAACTCATGAATTTCTTCCTTCATAGTTGAAGAAAGTATTTCTTTTGCATTAGACTTCATAGTTTCTTCTAACTGTTCAGCCTCGAGCAACGCTTTTTCTAAGATTGTTTTACTCACGTTTTTTTATTTTAAAGTATTATTATGCGCATACATAATATATGCACGGTTTTATTAATAAATATAAGATTATTGTAAAAAATCCTTGTTATACGTTAATTAACGTAAATTACTTACTTAGAAAATTGTTTAATCGGTTCATTAGATTAACCGACTTATCTACATTTATGGATTTTGTTGATTTTTTTGTTTCTACTACCGGTAATTCTTCATCTACACTATCAGCGTTTTCACCTTCTTTAAATAGGTATGACCCTGGTGTTGATGGTGATGAAACTAAGTCAAAACATACTAATTCGAAGTCTTCTTGGACTTCGTTGTATTCACCGTTTTTTGCTAGTGACCCAACACCTCTAGAAGAAATTCCTAATGTAACACCTTGTCTTAATAAATTTGCGGCCATATCACCAACACAAGAAATCACACCTTCTTTAAGATACCCAGGTGATGTTAGTAATTTTAACTTACCTATTAATCTATTACCGTCCCACCAAGTTTCTGTTATTATATGTGAAGCTCTATCTAAATCAATTAAAGAAGATTCTGGATGATTTAATTCTGAAATAGCACCCCCCTTTTTAATAACTTCTTGATATCTATCATTTTCTCTTTTAAGAATATTTTCTGGATATACTCTTCCGTTTCTATTTGGTACACCATATTTTTGTAATATAGCGTTCATATATATTTCGCCATCAAAATTATCTTTTGTCATTTCTTTGATTATGTTTTTATTATCTTTTGGTGAAATGTACCCGTCACTTTCGACTAATATACCGTGACCAACCTCTCTAGCTTCTAAAATTTTCATATATATCTTTTTCTATAAATATTAAATTAGATAAAAAAAACTGCTTTTTTGGGTGTATTATGGTTTTTACTTTTTCTTTTGATGGAATTTAAATATTTTTGTGGTTGATAGTGGACCATTTATTATTTTTCTTGTGATGTCATTAATGGATTCTGAGAGTATTCTAGATTTAATATTGTATTTATTTCTATTATTTAAAAACATTGTTATTTCACACCTCATAAAACTACGTTTCCCTAGTTTCATACCACTAGCTCTAAGGTCTAAATCTACTATAGCAATACTTTTAAATTCTGTATTTTTAAGTTCTCTATGCACTAAATTATCAATATTAAATTTAAACTTTTTAATGGGTCTATCCCAGTTTTCTACCTCTTCTAAAGGTTCTACCCAAGTGCTTAAATTTAAATATAGTGATTTTAATGCACTAGAATCTACTGTACCATATGATGTTCTAAATACATCTGAAATTTTAGTTGTAACTTCTCTACCTTGTTTTGCCATAATATTAACTTCTTCTTAAGTTAATTATAACAATTGTTGAGTTTTAGTTCAAGTCCTCTAGTAGGCCCCTAACCCTAATATAACTGTGTTTGGAGCTTTTTAATGTGTTAATTTCATTCTTTACTTCCACTAGTTTAGCAGAAATATTCTCGTCGTTTGATTCGGATAGTAGTTTATTTAATGTTGTTAAAGCAACATTTTTTACATTATTAAATTCTTTTGTGACTGTGTCCTCAGTCATAAGTAAGGTATTTTGTAATATATCTTTCTCTGATTCAGTTAGTTTAGTGCCAAATTCTTTCTCGTAGTTTTTAGACATTACGTGGGATAATACTTTAGGGTTAATAGGTTTATCTATACTTTTTTTAGTTTTTTTATTAACCATAGATTCCACTAAAACTTTATTTGATTGTATTTTACTATCTATTGTTTTTATATTTGTATTAAAAACTATATTATCTATTTCTTCATATATCCTATTTGGTTCATTGGAACATGCGTCTTTCCTATCGTTTATAATTTTATCTAATATATTTTTAACTTTATTTAATTCTTTTTTATTTTTTTTAAGGTATTGTGTAGCCTCAGTTATATAAAGTTTGCTATCTTCTAGTGAGTCAAATTTTTTGCTTTCTATTTCATTGTATAGTGTAAAAAATTCTTTAAGTGTCTTAGAAAATTTCATGGCCCCCATTATTACAGATAGATTTTTTTTAAAATCTTTTTTATTTCCATAAGAATTTTCTAGAATAGTGTCTAAGTTTTGTTTGTATTTAGCGAATCCGTTCATAAGTATATTTTATATATAAATATAACTAATCTTTTAATAAGGAGTCTACTTTGTTGTTAATAGTGTCTATGTTCTTACTAGTTTTATTTACTGCTTCCCTTAGACCTTTTAAATTCATACCCTTTCTTTCCATCAATAATGGTAAATCAGATTCTCTGTTATAACTTTCTGCTGCCGGTTCTGGTTCCTCTGTTCCAGTATCTTCTGTTCCTGTATCACCACCTGTGTCACCACCCATATCCATACCAAAATCCATACCAGTATCGTCACCAGCATCATCACCACCTTCTCCTTCTCCTTCTTCCCCATCTTTTTTAGGTGTTCCGTATAAATTATCGATATTTGCAAAAATACCAGTTTTTTGTATAACTTCAGAAGTTTTTTCTAATTCACCAGCTAAAGCTTTTTCAAATCTTTGTTGTTGTAGGTCTAATTTAATTTCTTCATCACTCATACCTAAAATTTCTTTTTTAGCCCATGTTGTTGATACTGCTTGTAACCCATTTCCTGGGTCAGTAACAGCGTCTCTATATAAAGCAATCCTTTCTTTCCACTGTTCAATTTTTAGTAGGTCTGTTTGTGTTGATGGGTTTGATAAGGCTAATTTAAAGTTACTTAATTCGTCTTCAAAACCTAACACATATAAATGTATTATGGCTATTTTATTAAGTTCAGCAACTATCGCTTTTTGTATTCTATTTATTGTTCTTGCAAATCTAATGTCTAGTAAAGCTAAATTTTTACCTTCACCCACCACTTCTTCAAAACCTAAAAACGCTTTAGGTATTCTTAATGAAGCTAGTAACTTTTTTTGAATATATTCTATGTCTGCTATTTCACTTAAGTTTGTGGCTCCTGGTAAAGTATCTATAGGACTAGCCGCTGCTGGGTCCCTAACAGGAATAAAATAGTCTTGGTCTACAGCCATTTGATTCATTCTTAAATCTACATTACCATTACTAGGGTCTACTACGGCATCTCTTTTAAATTTATTTGCCACTTTTTGTATATAAGCTTCGACATCTTTATCATCCATATTACCAACAAAGACCTTGAATACTCTTCTTTCTGGTGCTCTAGACGTTCTATAAACTAACATAGCGTCTTCAGCTAATAATAATTGTTTCCAAATTCTTCTAGCTTTTTCTAACATAGAAGTTCCATATGGTAATCTTCGGTCATCACCTAAGATTCTAAAGTGAGCGATTTCCCAAGTATTGAATTCTAATTCTTTTTCTCTCCATTTAAACTCAACTTTAGCTTCTTTATCGTCTTGTTTTTCACCATGTAATGTAAAGTAATTAAACTGGTCACCACGTTCCATTTCTATGTTTGGTAATTGGTTACATCCCACTATACCTTTTTCTGGGTCTATTTTTAGATAAACAAAGTTATCACCGTATTTACAAGTATTTCTAATCCACATAGGTAGATTAGTATTTACATCTAAAATATTATTAAATAAATCTGCTAATATAGATTTTATTCTTGTGGATTCTGAATATATTGTCAATACATGACCTTTTTCGGATGGTGTTGTACATTCTTCAGCATATATATCCAATGCTGCTGATATTTCCGGCGTAAACTCCATTGATTCATAATCATAGTATGAAGCTAATCGTGTTGGTTCGTAATATATAGATTTAGTATATAATTCATTATCTACTTTTTGCCATTGATTGGCTAGGTATGCAGCTTGTTGAAATTCTAACTTTTTTTCTTCAAAATCTTTCTTATTTGTTGTTTTAAGAATTTCTTGTGAACCAACAGTAAATTGTTGGAATGTTGTTTTTGGTGCTGTTGGTCCTCCAGCTCCAAAAAGTTTTCCTAGTCTTTGATATATTGTGAATTTTGCCATTACTTGTAATAATACATATTATAATATAAATAGTATACCTTTCCCTAACGTCTTTTAGTGAATAACCAACTATTTTCCATATATTGTTTTTTTATCTCAGTATTACTACCACCCATAACGCCAAATACAGGTTCTGAGGAAGGTATGATGGTATTTTCATTAGATTCTGCTATCCACCCATTTAACATTGCCTTTGTTAAATCGTCAGCTTTTTTTAACTGAGAAAATGAACTTTCACCAACATATAAAGCCATAGCTAAAGCCATTATTAAATCATCGTGTTTGCCTTTCATGTGATTTGGTTTTCCATTTATGTAGACAAAAGTATATAACTCGTTTAACAACCTTTTTGACCTGACAATAAATTTATGTCTTAAAGCCTCTTCAAATGAAGAAACTATTTGTGTCCTTTTATTGTTGAAGGCTAGTCCTGGTGTTTTTGTTCCTTGGTTTGGATTGTACTTCCACTTATCCGCTGTATTCATACCTTCAACATATAAATCCTTATAACCCAATTCTTGTAGTTTTCTAGATGTAGCTACACCCATCCCACCAGTTATATCAATGACAACATAAGCGTTATACATGGTACCCCATTTGTACACTATATCTGCAGCTAAATCTGGTGGTATTTTACCTAAATATTCTGCTACCTGACATCTTTCATCAAAATCTATTATTACTATAGATGTGAAATCCTCGGAATCTCCACGACTTACATCACAACCCAAAATATATTTATGGTCTTTTTTTGGTTTTTCCCAAACCCACATTTGGTTACCTACAAACATTTCTTTTGGTTCCATTATGTATATATCTTTTATTTGTTCTATAGTTTCTACTGGAATGACATTATCACCAGAACCTAAAAAAGCACTTTCTAATTCTTGTGATACTTTTCTTTTGTCATACTTAAGTTTTTTTACCATACTTTCAAACCAACTAGAACATGGTTTGTACCCTTTTTTAATTATTTCATCAAACTTATCTAATTCTTTTTCATATAAAAATTCATCTTCATTATAGTCTTCTCTATTTAATAGAAAATGTACAATATCTTTTGTTTTTACCCAAAATAAATCTTTTGTAAATCTAGGGTCATTTTCCCAATGAAGTTCGGATATGTGAAAACTATTTAAACCTTTTATAGATTGTTCATATATTTCATAATATATCTTATCGTAGCCATTTGGTGTTGATATTACTATTACTTTACCACCTGTGGATAGGGATGCCATACAAGCCGCCCAAAAATCATCTCCCGCTTCAATATACGCCGCCTCATCAAATATAAGGGTTGTTGGTGTATAACCTCTTAACGCATCTACTGATGTTGCGACCGCTTTAACCTCACAACCATTATTTAATTTAAAATGTTTTTGTGAATCTTTTTCTTTAGAGAAACCAACATTAATCCAGTCTGGCCATTGATTTAAAAATCCTCTAACTTTATTTGCAAATTCTGAAGCTGTATCCAGTTTATTTGCTATAATTAATATTTTTTCTGGTTTATTTTTAGATGCAAATTGTATTTGTTTAGAGACCCAAGCTGCTGTTGCGGTGGATACACCTGCTTGACGGTATTTTTTTGTTATGTTGTCATTATAGGTGTCGAAATTCCTTAACATCATTTCCTGTTCTGGAAATAATATAAATGGTACGTATCTAGATTGAGTGTTGTCGTATGTTTCTAAATAAGTCTTTATCGCATAAGGTGTGTCCTTATAACATTTAGCATATTCTTGTATTAATTCTTCTTGAGTCATATTATATAAATATAATGTGAGAGTTAATAATAGAAAGGGGGTTAGTTAGTTGAAAGACTATAGGTTATATAAAAAGTCTTTTTCTTCTTGTGACAATGAGTCCATACCACTTTTATTTATTTTATCTAGAATTGTGTCCATGTCAAATGACGTTTCATCTGTAGGTGGTAAATCTGGAGATGGTTCTACAATTTCACCTGTCGCATCTTCATAATCCTCATCTTTTAATTGTTTTTTTATATCCCCAACTATTTTTGCTACCATATCTTTACCTCTTTGTGAGCCAGATAAAATTTCTTTTGCCAAACCAATAAATGGTTCTGGTTCCAAAGAAACTATATTATAATATAGGTAGTTTTTTATCCTACCATAATCTTCACTAGTTAATAACTCTTCTGGATAAGACTCTAAAAATTTTTCCCAAATAACCGGACCTAATCTTAAATCCCATACTTCTGCTGGTAAAGTATCTTCAGAACCAATAACCTCTTCTGCAAACTCTGGGTCAGAAGGAAGTCCATGCATTGATACGTATTCCATAACACCTTTCCATAGTTCATGCACTAGGATTGGAAACATAATTCCTTTGGCTCTAATTGTTGGTGGGTCGGTTTGTAAGTCAACCTCCTCTCTTCCTCCAGCCATTGAATCTGCCCCACTTCCAACAAGACCTTCCATATCCGGCATAATCCAATACATTAAATCGTTTACGGACATAATTAAAGAATATAGATTAACTAAATCCGGGTCAATTTCATTTAAAGTTTCATTAACTAAATGATACATATAGTGAGCTTTTTTAGCGGACCCCTGTATTAAAGAATTAATTAACCTTCTTTTTTGTTTTTCTAAATCTAACTTTGCTAACCTCTCAGCTGCTTCCTTATCCTCGACATCTGGTTGGTCGAATTTTAATTCTTTCTTTTTCTTTTCTTGTGGTTTTTTTTGCATCCCTTCTAGAGTTGGTTTTTCTAGTTTTGCATCAAATTGTAAATCACCCTCTGGTATTGCCATTTGGTCAACTACTAATGAAACCGCTAAATCCTCTAGTTTTTGTTTATTTTGTGCCTCTATTGCCATTGTTCTTTGTACTGCACTCATTAACATGGGTTGTAAAGACATGGCTGTTTGTGGATTTATCTCTTCCAAACCAGTAGCTTCTTTAACTTTATCTATAACATCTTTAAATCTTTTAGATGCTATTATTTCTTCAAAATTGTTTTGGTCATTTTCTTTTCCTGGGAAAGACTGGTGTGCACCTAATGGGTGTTTTCTAGACCTTAATTTACTTTCAATGTCAGGTGACATTCTTTCCGGTCTACCACTATAATCAATCGGTGGTGCTTCATTTAATTTAGTTTTTTTAGACATACCTTATTCTTCTGTTATGTTATCAAAAGTTAACCAATCAGGTAATTTGTTTTTTCTTGCCTTAGGTTTTGGTTTAGTGCTTGGATTAGGTACTTTGAAGGGTCCTCTTCTCTTTTTTTCACCTGGTTTTGTTGTTGGAGGTGCAATTGTTGGTGCTTCTAATGGTGAATTTTCATCCAAGTTTTCCTCACCAACGATATTCCCATCTAACTGCACTTCACCAGATTCTTTTATAATAAGTTCTATTACTTTATTTGGTGATTTTAAATACCCTTTGATGTCTCCTTTGATGTTTTCTACAACAATCTTCATCGGTGGGTTCATTTCCTTGGTTAATTCGTTAACCATATTAAAAGCCTTTTTCTGTTTGTCTAACTTATTTTTAGATGTTTTATTTTGTGTTTCTTTTACTGTTTTAATAAAATTAGCTTTTGTTATCTCCGCTGGTTGATTATTCTCAACTAGGGATATAATCCAATTTTCTAGAATTTCACCTTCAGTTAGTTTATTAGGTAAATCATCAACATTTTTTGTTGTTGTGTAATCCTCTATTTGTTTAAGTGTCATTTCTTTTGCGGCTTTTAGAACAGCGTTATCGTCTCTACCGTCACCACAATCTTTATAGTTACTTTTTTTACAAGCGTGAACTAATTTATAAAAATTGTATTGGGATTGGGATACCGCTTCTTCACTCATCTCCGTATCATCACCAGAATTTATTAAAGTTTTTTCTTCACCATCAGAATATTTAAATTTTGTTATAGGTTCGCCATCTTTTGTAACTTCTACCTCATCAGGTTTTTCTTCTTCATTAGTAGTTACGGTCACTGAACCATCGTCATTAGGTGTAACAGTACCATCAACAGTTAAACCACCAGATTCCTGTTTCATTTTATCTACTTCTGATTTGGTGTAGGTGGTCTTTTTTACTGTGGCTGTTTCAGCTTCCTTTAATATTTTTTTACTTAATACTTGTAATTGTTTGTCTGAAAATAAAGATAGGGTTCTATGTGTGAACCCTTCGTTGATTAATTTTGTAATTAATTTTTTTCTATTTTTTGGCATGTTCAAAAAGTTTATCAAATTTTAATATTATATCTCTTGAATATAATTTATCTTTTACATTTTCTAGACTATCTCCATAATGAAAGACGAGTCTTTCTTCGTCGTCATCATACTCATCATCATAACTTTCCCAGCCTAAAGCTATTACGTTGTCTAAAGCATGCTCCATTCCAAAGTAGTCAGAGTTCTGAACCAAGTCTAATTTTACACTAGTTCCTTCTAAAATCCCAACTTTTTTTATATACTCCATTTCTGGGGGTCCTGGTTTTCCATGAGCTGGCGTAGAATCCCAATCCTCACCCCATAATTCGTCTGAGTCTTGACCAAATATAAATTCGTAAATATTTTCTTGTTTATAGTTAGGTCCTAATTCGTTAACGAATATAAGTTTCATTATTTTATACTACCGTCTTTATTAATAAAAATATTTCTATCGTCTGATAATATAACTATTTCACCTTTTTTTGTTAAACCTTTAAGTTTAGAATATTTATTTTCATTCAAATATTTTTTAACACTTAATTCCTGTTCAATACTTCTAGATAATTTTTTTATACTTCCATTGATTTTATTTTTACTAATCTTTTCTTGTATATATTCTTTTGGTGTTTGTTTTTTAACATAGGATTCTAATATTTGTGATACTCTACCTTTAAGTGATTCCATAGCTAATTCTTCCTCTCCCTCCATTTCATCTTCATCAAAATCTAAATCTTCTGTACCCATATCAAGTTCCTCATCATCCATAGCTAATTCTTCATCACCAATTTCTTCATCACCATATACAGCTTCATCTTCCTCAAATCTAGATAGTACATCATCTCTATCTTCACCATCTAAATTATCTAAATCAACTGCTGAAATGACTGAATTCAAAACATATTTTATATCTGCACTACCCAATTCTTCTCCAGCATCTCTTAATTTCTGACCTAATTTACCAGTTAACTTTTGGATTGGCTTCATGAATCCTTCCATTTCCTCTTCAGTTTCTTCATCACCCATTTCAACTTCTTCGTCATCAAGGGCTAATTCCTCATCATCCATAGCTAATTCTTCATCTTCACCGAAATCTAAATCTTCTTCATCACCCAGTTCATCAGCTGTAACATCAACTTCAGCTTCAGGTGTTTTTAAAACAAATTTATTTTCTGTATCAGCTTGTTCATATAGTGGTGTAGCTTCACCATTATTAAATTCTTCATTTAATGGTTTAAAAATTAGATTCATTCTTTTTAAAGCTGCTCCATAACTTTTAAACCTATTTCTTTTTTTGTTGTGAATACCATCAATATAATCTAACTCTGATTCATTGATTCCTCTTTTTAAGTAATAACCGTCTTTTTCTTGTATTATAGCGTACGTATTACCATCACTAGCTTTTTTACTAAATGATAATGTCTGGGTATGGTAAGCAGTGTTTTTTTCTGTTTCACCGTAAGTCGCGATTTCCATGATTCTATTAATCTTGTCTTGACCTGTTAATTTTTCACTTCCGATTGGTTTTAATGCCATTTTAATTATTTTTTATAATTTATTATTTTTAACTATTTAATCCTTCACCTCCTATTATTGTCGGAGCGTACATTGGAGCTCCTTGGTATGTCTGTACTGATGGTGCGGTTGTACCTGTCATATGTGTGGAACAAGAACAATCGTAACATAAAAAATATACCCCAACAGGTAAAGCTGATATGTGTCTAGGTTCTATAACTAAATCAAGTTTTGCTCCTATAGCACCTAAAGTATATACCACACCTTTGTACGTAAAATTACTAGTAGCCGCACTTGCGAATATAGCACTGCATTTATAGTTTACGTATGTGGTGTCTTTACCATTCCATAATGTATCTGCCCCTATAGGTGTCGTTGGTATCGAGTTTCCTCCGTAGTTTCCAGCCATAACTAAATATTCTTTTTTTATAAATAGTCCTAAGTATCAGAAACGGAAGTTTCTAATGTAAGACTTTTATCTATTAATTTATTTTTTATATCGTTTAATTTCCCTAAGTAACCATTTCTTCTTAAAAATTTAAAACTTAGGTTCTCATATGAGTATTCTCCTTTATCTTTCAGTCCAGCTCCTCTATACTTTTTTAGTTTCTTTTTTATCTCATCAATCGCTGTTAATAATGATTCTTCTTCTGCTCTTTCTACGTTATCTTCTATGTGGTCTATAGTATCCATCCATTGTTTAGATTTACTTAAAATTTTATGAGAATCTAAAACAACTTCTTCTAACTCAGGTTCTACAATCCACTCATCAAACATAACTGAATAAACTCCACTAGCAAAATGTGGTTCATCTTTATCTTGCACATAAATTTCTACCTCAAACCCTTTAACTTCTATATCCCTTAAAGAATTCCAAATAATTCTACGACTATCCAAATACTTTTTTAAGAGTGATTCTTTGTCACCACCAAAATCTAATAGTAAGTGTAAATCAACATCAGAAAACTCTGACCAGTTAAAATTGGATAAGGAACCGGTTAAAGTTATATCTTCTATGTCCATGTCAACATCAACAAAATTACTAAAGTCTTCTACTATAGCTAATAAAGAATCTCTAATTTCAGGTTTCATTTTGTAGGTATTTCCATCCCAAAACCAAATCTGCGAATTTAATTCGTCATTGACTTGAAAACTTTTAAGAATATTTTTTTGGTTGTTTGCCATACTAATAAATATATGGACTTTATTACTATGACAATTTTTTATATTTATAACTTCTAGATATATTTTTAGAAAAATAACTGCCTTGACTTTCAGACATTCTCATTTTTGTAAAAATCTTAATCGGTACTTTTTCATATGAATATGCCCCACCTTTTGCAAACTCAACAATCAGTTCATTAGTTTCTGTATTGTATTTTGTTTTTCCTAGATTAGTGGAGTCATACTCATTTATGATAAACTTACCTTCTATTTTTTCAGATTTTATTGCCATTATTGTTGTGGTACTGGTGCTGGTGTAGGTCTTGGGTGAGGAGGAGGTGTAACATTAGGTGTCGCTACACTATCTACTTTTTGTTGTAATGTCTGTAATGTTTGATTTGTTTGATTAAGTAGTAATGTTATATTTTTAACAGCATTATTTACTTGTTCTATTTTTTCATCAATAGACAATCTTTTCATTGGGTTTTCCTTAAAGTGATTAATTCTAGCGATTAACTCTTCTGAAGTTCTAAAATCTCTGTTAGGTAACCAAGTCTCTTCTTGACACACGATTGTTGGTGTCATTCCAATCCCTGTAACTCTAATTATTTCATTCCAGTCCCCGATATTTTCTGAAGTAATTATTTCTTCAAAACTAATCTCTGCTTTTTTTAAGTCATCTTTAATTTTATTACAATAATGACATGTTGGGTTTGTATATATTTTAATTTTCATATTATATTTTTTTTTTAATACTAATAATTTATATTGTGATTGGGAAGTATATTTTCCTCCCAATCACAAATTATTTTACTTAACTTCTTCGAATTCAACGTCTGTGGCATCAGCTTTTGTTGTGTTATCAGTTTCTGGTACTTCAGTTTCTTGGTAAAGTTTAGTGCTTATCTCTTGCCAAGTACTATTAAGTTTTTCTGTTAAATCCTCAACTCCTTCCATATCTTCAGACTCAATAACTTCTTTAAGTTCTTTAATATTATTTTCTAGTCTAGATTTGTCCGTATCATCTAATTTATCTCCAAACTCTTCTATTTGTTTTTCTGTTTGGAATATTAGTGCGTCGGCTTCATTTAACTTATTAATTTTTTCTAACTTTTCGTTATCATCTTTGGCGTTAAGTTCAGCTTCTTTTTTCATTCTATCAATTTCATCTTCGGATAAACTACTTCCAGACTCAATTTTAATATTTTGTTGTTTACCAGTTCCTTTGTCCACAGCTTTAACATCGATTATACCATTAGCATCAATGTCAAATGTAACCTCAATTTGTGGTATACCTCTTTGAGCTGGTGGGATATCTGTTAGTTGAAATCTACCTAGTGTTCTATTGTCGTTGGACATAGGTCTTTCGCCTTGTAGTACATGTATGTCAACAGCTGGTTGATTATTTACCGCGGTTGAGAATACTTGACTTTTTGATGTTGGGATTGTTGTGTTGGCGTCTATTAATTTTGTCATAACTTGGCCCATGGTTTCAATACCTAAAGAAAGTGGTGTTACATCTAACAATAAAACGTCATTTACATCACCAGCTAAAACACCACCTTGTATTGCTGCACCCATCGCTACAACTTCATCTGGATTCACCCCTTTAGATGGTTTTTTATTAAATAATTTTTCTACAGCCTCTTGTACCGCTGGGATTCTAGTAGAACCACCTACTAATAAAATTTCATCAATATCAGATGCTTTTAATTTTGCGTCTTTTAAAGCTTTTCTACATGGTGTTAAACTTTTTTTAACTAAATCACTAACCATAGATTCAAATTTTGCTCTAGATAAATTACGTACTAGATGTTTTGGTCCTGTATTGTCTGCGGTAATATAAGGTAGATTAATTTCTGTTGTATTTGAGTTTGATAGTTCTACTTTTGCTTTTTCTGCGGCCTCTCTTAGTCTTTGTAATGCTGCAGCATCTTTAGATAAATCCATATTATTTTCAGTTTTAAATTCGTCTACCAACCAATCTATAATTTTTTCATCAAAATTGTCACCACCTAAATGTGTGTCACCATTCGTAGATTTTACTTCAAATACCCCGTCACCAAGTTCTAATATAGAAACATCAAATGTACCACCACCAAGGTCGTATACCGCAACAGTCATATCCTTATTTTGTTTATCCATACCGTAAGCAAGTGCTGCAGCTGTAGGTTCATTAATAATCCTTAACACATTTAATCCAGATATTTCTCCAGCTTCTTTTGTTGCATTTCTTTGTTCATCATTAAAATAAGCTGGTACAGTAATTACCGCATCTGTAACTTTTTCCCCAAGATAGTCTTCCGCTGTTTTTTTCAAATTCTGTAATACTACAGCTGAAATTTCTTGTGGTACATATTTTTTATCATTTACAGTTATGTTTACTGTGTCTTTTACACCTTTAACTACTGAATAAGGCATCTTTTTTGCCTCTTTACTAATTTCACTAAACTTACTACCAATAAATCTTTTTACTGAATAGATAGTATTTTCAGGATTTGTAACTGCTTGTCTTTTTGCGGGGTCACCTACACTTCTGTCCCCCTCTTTAAACGATACAATAGAAGGTGTGGTTCTTTTTCCTTCTGCATTTACAATTATTTCTGGGTTTCCACCCTCAACCACGGAAACACACGAATTTGTTGTTCCTAAATCGATTCCAATTACTTTTGCCATTTTTAATTTTGTTTTTAATTTATTGTCTTCTTAATTATAAGACATTTATTATTATTTGTCACCCCCAAAAAAGATTTTTTTATATTGTTTTGGTTGTTTATTTATTTTTATTACTTTTGTAGTACAAATACTATACCATTAGTATGTTTTTAAATAATTTATGTCATAATGTCAATACCTACTGACATACTGTCAGTTATTGATATTTATGACTTTTTATATTAACTTTAAATAAAAAAATATGATAGAATTTAGAGATTCAGATGCAGTTGAAGATGATTTCGGTGGTCCTAACCAACCGAATAAAGATATTCCTAATAGTAGTACCCCTATATTAGATAACTTTTCTAGAGATTTAACCACTTTAGCTTCTGAAGGGAAGTTGGACCCGGTTATCGGTAGAACAGATGAAGTAAAACGTTTAGTACAAATATTATCTAGGAGAAAGAAAAATAACCCCGTGCTTATTGGGGAACCTGGAGTAGGTAAAACTTCGGTAGTTGAGATGTTAGCTACCATGATTAATTCTGGTAATTGTCCCCGTACTTTGGTGGGTAAAAGAATTGTGTTACTAGAATTGTCGTCTTTGGTGGCTGGAACTAAGTATCGTGGTCAGTTTGAGGAAAGGATGAAAGCCATAATAGATGAATTACGAGAAAATAAAGATGTTATTATTTTTATAGATGAAATACATACTGTTATAGGTACTGGTAATTCTTCTGGTAATTTGGACGCTGCGAACATTTTTAAACCACCATTGGCTAGAGGAGAAGTTCAGTGTATTGGTGCTACAACACTAGATGAGTATAGAGAAAAAATAGAAAAAGACGGTGCACTAGAAAGAAGATTCCAAAAAGTTATAATAGAACCACCATCTGTTGCTGATACTGTAGAAATTTTAAATAACATAAAACATGTCTATGAAAATCACCACAATGTACTTTATGATGATGAAATTGTTGATTTATGTGTTAAGTTAGCTGACAGGTATATAAGTGATAGGGCATTTCCAGATAAAGCTATAGACATTATGGATGAAGTGGGTGCTACTGTACAGATTGATGTTAAAACACCTAAGTCAATCACTAAACTTAAATTAGATATAGAAGAAGTTAAGTTGGAAAAGATTAATGTGGTAAAATCTCAAATGTACGAAAAAGCTGCTGACCTTAGGGACGTGGAACGTAAATTAAAAACTAAATTAGATACGGTAACAAATAAGTGGGAAGAAAAACAATCTAGTAATAAAATAACTATAACTAGTTCTGATGTTATGTCGGTAGTTTCTAGAATAACCAGAATACCTTTAAGTAGGATGAATCAAAACCAAAAAAAGAATTTATTAAATCTAGATAAACAACTCAAAAAATATGTTATTGGTCAGGATAAAGCAATAGAAACAATAGTTAAATCTATTAGAAGAAATTCTGTTGGTATTAAGGAGTTGAATAAGCCTGTTGGTTCTTTTATTTGTTTAGGTCCTACTGGTGTTGGTAAAACTCATATAGCCAAAAAATTAGCTGAACTAATGTTTGGGTCTGAAGAATCTTTAATTCGTGTGGATATGTCTGAATTCCAAGAAAAACATTCTTTATCTAGACTGATAGGTTCTCCTCCAGGTTATGTGGGGTACAATGAAGGTGGCCAATTTACAGAAAAAGTAAGACAGAAACCTTATTCTTTAATTCTATTTGATGAAATAGAAAAAGGTCATAAAGACATTTTCAATGTATTATTGCAGATATTAGATGATGGTTACGTTACAGACGCTTCTGGTAGAAAGATTAATTTTAGAAATACTTTAATAATGATGACTTCCAATATTGGAGTTAAGCAATCTCAGGACTTTGGTGGTGGTTTAGGTTTTGTTACCAAAGCAACCCAACAAACTGATAAAGAACGAGTTAGGAGTATTATATCTAAAACATTAAAAGACACTTTTAATCCAGAATTTTTAAATAGATTAGATGATATTATATTTTTTGAGTCTTTAGAGGGTGAGAGCATTAAAAAGATTGTACGACTGGAGCTGGCTCTTTTATTAGAAAGATTAAAAGAAAAAAAATACTTAGTTAAGTTTGGTCGTAGTGTTGTAGAACATATTAGTGAAATTGGTTATGATAGTAAGTTTGGTGCTAGACCATTAAAAAGAGCTATACAATCAGAGGTGGAAGATTATATATCAGAAGAAATTCTAAAAGGTTCAATACTAGAAGATATACCATATAGTATTGCTTATAATAAAGTTACTGAGAAGTTTAAATTAACAGAAAAAGATAAATAGTATGATATTTATTAACAATGAAACTAATAATAACACAAAGACAATCTAATCTTCTTATTAAAGAAGCCATGGGGGTACCCAAACCTATAGAGTTTTGGGTTGACTCTATGTCTTCCTTGGTTAGAGATGGTTTATTAATGTTAGTTTCTTCTGACGACACATCTATTGATTTTACCGGGGATGAGGTTCAAGAAAAAGTTACTTCTTTAGGGTGGAACACTTCTAATGAAAGTTTTACTAAGTTTCCATTAGCTGAACCTAATTTAAAGTTAGACTTAGTTATTGTTCCTGATGAAGATGTTAAAATAGGTGATGACTATATAAATAACGCTTCTTTTGATACTGCTGATATGGATATCAAAGAAGCTACTTTTGATGATGGTGTTACAAGACCTTTATTAGTTGGTGGTACTATTACTCTAGAACTAACTATACCGCAATCTTCATATGATAATGTAAGTTTTGTTGAATTATTTGATTCAGAAATAAAACCTTATGTTGAGGCTGTTCTATTCCATGAATTAACTCATGTTTATGAATTTTATAACAGATTACTGAATTCTTCCCTAGACCCTAGTTTCGAGAATATGAGTAGTACAACATCTATGTTAAATAAAATGGGGTTAGTTGATGATTGGGATGAATTAATGTTTTTAGTTTACTTGCATTTATCTTTTGAATTAAATGCTCGTGTTTCTGAGGTTTATGGTTTAATTAGAAATAAAAATATAAAGTCTAAAGAAGAGTTTATAGAATTTTTAAAGACTTCCAGAGCTTTTTCTTACGCTAAAAGATTAAGAAATTTCAAAGCTGATAACTATTATAGTGATTTTGAAGTCCCTCAAGAAACCATAGATAGAGTTAGAGAGTATGATGGAAAAGAAACACCAATAGATGAAATTAAAGAAATCGTTTTACAACAATTAATTGATAACTGGGTTGTATCTTATAAGAATTTATTAAATGATTTTTCAGACGATGAAAATCTATCTATACCCACTTTACCACCAAAGGTAACTTCTTCACCTCAAAAATTTCTTAAGTTCTGGGAGAAAAGATTTAATTCAGCTGGTGAAGATTCTATCAGAAAAATATCCAAACTTTATTCCTTAATTTAATCACTTTCGTTTGGTTGCGTAATATTTTTTTCTTATCTTTGTAGTATGAAATTAGAAAAAGCAAGAAATATAGCCCTTAGATTGATGAGAAAACACGGCCTCAATGATTACACTTTTAAGTGGGACAGAGCAGTTCGTAGATTTGGTTGTCATAATGGTAGATTAAAAACCCTCTCACTTTCTAGACCTATGACTCAACATGAAACTAACGAAAAAAGAGTAATCAATACCATTCTTCATGAAATTGCACATGGATTAGATTATAAAAACAGAGGATATTCAAATCATGATGCCGAGTGGAAAAGAGTAGCTAGGTCTATAGGTTGTAGTGGTGAAAGATGTAGTAGTGGTTCTGGAGTAGACAAATCTCAATTTATGAAGTGGGTGGCTAGTTGTCCTAGTTGTGAAAAAGACGTTTATTACGCAAGAAAAACAAAAGTAGATAAAGCATGTGGTAGTTGTTGTAAAAAACATAACAACAACAAATACACATCAAAGTATAAATTTAACTGGGAATTAAATCCTAAAGTTGTAAAATATAGATAATGGAAAAATTAAAATACAAAATAAAAAATGGACCAAGGGTAGAATCGGTAAATGAGTTTACCCTTAGTGATAACACTAAAGTAGCCATGTTTCAGGGATTTAGAGGTTCTTACCCTGACTTAGACTTTATTGTAA